TGCCAACTTCATAACATCAGATAAGATAAGGTATTGATGTGATTTGTGACCTTTTCGTGACCTAATAAAAAGTAATCTTACGAAAACCTTTATTAGTTAAAAAGCAATTAAGATCATTGATGTTATAAAAAACTCTAGCATTAGAATCAGATGTAAACCTGATCTTTCTAATCTTTTTAAACTCTTCACAATCTATGATGTCATAGCTTAGCTTTGAATAGAAACCATAACCACATAACAGATTATACAAAACTTTATGAGGAACAAGTTTTTTATTATCACAGTAATCGGCAAAAAATGTGTAGAACTTATCTTTATTAAGATATTGTTTTTCGCAGTATGTTTCTACTGGTAAAAAACAATAAGTATCTCTTTTTAGATACTGATTTAATGTGATTGTATTACCAAACAGAAGCTGTGATACTTTGTTTACTGAGATGTGCTTTTTAAGAAAATCAATTTCAAAGGAGGCTATCTTCTCGACCTCTTCACGATCAAGAAACATTTTACCTTCTTTGTTTTTATAAACTTTTGGATATTTATATTTTTCTTTTTTTAATCGTTTCCAAAAGGCTATGTAAGAGAGCAAAAAAAATTTAGCTCCCTCTGAAATCGAAATTCTAATCATTGTTCAGTTGTTCTTGAAATGTTTTTAATTGAATAATAAAAGTAGATACCTGCTTACTGAAATTGCGTTCACCGACAACTTTTTGCAAGTCGTTCATTTGTGCGATGTCTTTAACTAATGCCATAAGCTCACGTTCAACGACTTCTACTTGATTTGCAACTCTTGCCTTTGTCCATATTTTCAAATTTTCTTTTATTTCTTCTGCATTAGTTGCCATGATGCTTTAACCACTTTTTCATATAAATTAAATCTTCAAGTGAATAACAAGGATCTTGTTTGTTCAGTCTAAAAGGTGCAGGTATTGATAGCTTGTTTTCTGAGTAATAGCTTTTCAGCTTGTACTGTGAAATGCCAAGCTCTTCACAGAAACATTTAAGGTTATAAGAGCGTGACTGAGTTTTAACAAGAAGATCAAACATTATGTCTATCTTGTCTGATAACTCCTGTAATTGTTCATTCACGCTCAACATAACCTGGTCCTTATGCTTTAAAATGGACAATCGTCATCGTCAGCTGAAACAACTGACGGCTCAACTACAGCAGCAGGCATAGCTTCTACGACTTGTGCTTGACCGTAAGCTGGCTGAGTTCCTGTCTGTTCCTGTTCTTCTTTAAACTCTAAATACTTATTCTTAGCTTTATCTAAGGCTCGCATAACGTCTAAAGCCTCTTTAGCACCAAGTTCAACTTCATCTAAAGAACGACCATCAGGATAAAAAACGTTGACTGAAATTCGGTCATAGTCACCATTCTTTCCTTTGTATTCGCCATACTTACCGATAACAAGAGTAAAAATAGTTCCGCAAATTTCAGGGTAGATAGTGCAGCTTTGGCAATCAATTTTTGTTGCCTGTTCTTCTGCTGTCTTTTGGTCATTCACAATAGACATTAACTGTTGAATATCCCAAGAGTTCTGCCCCCAAGCTCCCCATTTTGCATTTGGATCGTTCTTATCTTTTGTTCTGCGTCTGCCCCAGAACTGATGGTCAATGTAATATTTGCTATCTTTACCATCAGGATTTTGAAGTAAGAACACACATCTTGTGCGCTCACATTCAACACGAACATCTTTTTTCTTAGAATCATCAAATTCGATTGAATCGTCAGCACAAAAGATTAACTTCGCTTTACATCTGATGCCTGTAATTTCTTTAGGATAAAGCTTAAACTCCTCCCAAAATTTTGAATGATAATCAGGATTATCTGATTGAACAGGCTTTATATAGTCTGATTGATATACTGGCATTTACTACTCCTTAATGTTTGTTCTTAGCTGTTTGCCAAGCTCTATAATTTCTTGATCTTCTTGTAGTTCTTTAGGAGCATTTTTAAAAACTGACACTAGCTCTTTTCTAGTTACAGCTCTTTTCATCTGCTCAATTAAATCTTCTTTAGCTGTCTTATTTTCAAGCAGTAAATCTTCTTGTGTTTTATCTTCAACTGCGACTGTAGCCTTTTCAGTTCTAATATCCTGAGATACAAGCAATTCTTCAAATTCTTCTTTGTCGTAAGCACCCCAACCATAAGCATTTGAAATGGCAATAGTCATTGCTCGTGATTGAAGCATACGTTTTGGACGTTGCAACCAGGTAGGCTTTGAAGGATCAAATTCTTCATCGTGATAAGCAGTGCCTTCAAAGGAACACACAGAACCATCAGCTAATTTCTTTTGTACAATGCAAGTTGTGCTTTCGTAATAAAGAACTTCTTTCTTTAGAGTTTTATTACCAATAATTCGATTTACGACTTTCTTTAAAAGAACTCCGTTGTCTTTAAAAGAAATGCCTGCGCAGTTCTTCTGACTGGCGACTGCCTGCTGCCAACCTTTCTTTGAAACGGAAGTGACTAATCGACCGTCTTTATCTTTAAAAGCCCAAATACCACCAAGAATAGGATCTAAGCCCATTGACACAGATAATCGGATAACGTTCATTACATCAGCTAGATTTACTTTTACGTCAGGTGCTGATTTAGGTAATGCGATCTGAGATGCGATCATGCTGATTAGTTGTCTATCGTCATAAGCTGTATGAATTTGTTTTTGAGCCTGTGAGATAAACTTTAGTTCAGCTTCTGTAGCAGGTATTACTTCTGCCTTAACTTCAATTTCTTCTGCCATTTATTTGTCCTCTACAGTTAAAATTCTGTGCCCCTTAGCCCATTCTTTCAGTTCACTTTTTGCGTAAAAGTTTTTACCGCCTTTTTTGTAAGGCTGGGGGAAGTCAGCACTTTTCTTTTTGAATGAATAAAAACTGAATTTCGATTTGACAAAAAATTTCGCAGTATCTTCAATACTTAAAAACTCCATTGCTAAACCCCCTTAGCGATTGTCAGCTTTGGTGAAATTTCGCTTTCTTTTAAGTATTTCTTGTAAGTTTCAGCATCAGCATCAGCAAAAGCCTTAGCATCAAAAGTGCGTCTAGTTTGCTTTGTCAAAGTACAAACTAAAGCGCCCTTAGTAGTGATAGCCTCTGCATGACCGTTCATTAAAGATTTAATCTCTGCTGTAAGTTCTTTAGAACGTTTATCAAGTTCATTCTTCTGTTTGTTGACTGTTTTTAATTCTTTTGCTTTTTCGATAAAGGCATCATCAGCATATACAGCATCAACTTCACCTTCTTCGACTTCTTCCAATTCAGCATTTAAAACATAAGGAACATTTGGAATCAGATGGGCAAAAACAAAATCAATCTCAGCATCAATGATCTTTTTAATAGTTTCATCATCACGATGCACAACATAAACACGAACTCTGTTTTCTGTAAGAATCCAAGCGCAAAGATACATCTGCTCTTTATCAGCAAAGAGCATCTGCTTTTGACACTGGATATAGTAATCACGAGGGATAGTGTTATCTTCTGCTAGAAGATCTCCTTTAGAATTGAACTCACAACCTTTGCCCCAAACCTTTGAGCCGTCAGTTGTGAGCTTGTCACGCATATTAAAACCGACTGTCTTAATTTCTACAGGTGTATTGTCTTCTGTAAAAAAATCTACCTGAGCAATCGACCAAGGATAATTTTCGTTGTAAAGAACTGTTCCTTCTTTTACTTTAAGATGTGTTGTCTTTGAGAATTGTTTAGCAATAAAAGGCTCTAAAGCGTGTCCTCTGTCAAACACAAATTTATCTCCATCAAAAGATAAATTCTGCATTTTTTCTAAGATGTCTTGAGGCTCTGCGTATTCTGATTCACCTAGCAGCACGGCATCAGTAGAACCGCCAATATGTGTTGCGTGTAGATAAGAAATCTCATTTTCTTTCTCTACTTCTCCTGTAAAAGGATCTTTGAAAAAATCTAAGGCTTTTTGATCGGCAACCTTAAACCACTCTTTATAAATTTGTTTGTAATCGTTCATATATCTATACCTAATGTTTGTTGTTTTAATTATTGTCTTTATAATATTATATAACATTATTTTATGTTTTATTAAACATTACATAATATTTTTAAACATTTAGTTTAATAGATATAAAAAAAGCGCTCCTCAAAATAAAGGAACGCTTTATAAAAGCTAAAAAAATAAACTTAACGAACTATAAAATCTCTTTTCACTGGAACGTCTTTTTTAAATACAAGTTCATCATCTTCTGATACAAGATCACTAATTTCTAAGAAGTGACTAATAACTTCAAGTATAGGAGTATCTTTGCGACACTTTATAAAGTCATATCCATAAAAAGAATCACGATGAGGATTGTACTCATAATATTCATAAACAATATCATCAGGTTCTTTTTCACAAATGTATGTTTGAAATTTAAACACTGTGTTTGCTTTGTTTTGATCTTCTGATAAAAGGCGATAACGCTGCTCTAATTCAACGTTATCTGCGCCATACATTGATTTGTAGATGTTTAGCAGTATCTGAGCGAACTGTTCCTTTGTCTGTAATTTTTCTGTTTTAACAATGTGAAAATTGCTCTGTTCAGCCAGGCAAACAAAATAATCATCTCTTTCTTTGATTTGTAAAAAATGATATTCAATCTTTGTTTTTGTCTTTCTTTTGATATAAAACAGTTTTTCGATTAAACGTTCCATTTCTTTTAGCTCCAGTGTGTATGTTGACGTTGTTATTTTGGATTTTTAATCTTTGCAGCAGAAAAACCGTTCGCTTCAAGGCAGAGAAGGGCGTATTCATAGTCACCATCAATTTCAGGATCGCCATAAATCATTTTCTCTTTAAGAGGTACAGGCTCACCATTTACAATTTCTATGAGATTCATTTCTTTACAATCTGCCGACTTAACCCATTTATACATAAAATCTCTGTGTTTAAATTTAGGAGAGGTTACAATATAAAATGCTTCGTCCGTAACAAATCTATATTTAACCAAAGGAGAACCAAGTATATTACTTTGCTTTGTTAAAGTTTTGCAAAGTCCTTTTATTGTTTTTTTAACATCAAACCAATATTCATTTCTGTATTTTAGTTCAAACAGCAGTTCTCCTTCGTCTATACACTCTAGATAACCAATTTCCCCATCATCGCTGTTAAATTTAGTTACAAATAAATATCTTTCTTTCCTACTTCCTTGATAGTTAGTCACTGCGATAACATACATAGGCATAAAAGCATAATTTTTTAAAATTTCGCTATCAGTCATTTTTACTTTTTCTCCATTTTTCATAATCATCATGCTTACACCATGTGTCAAAGCTTCCACTAATAAAAGATACAACTTCACCTATTTCTGCGACTGCGCGAGAAAATTGCTGATATTCTGTATTCTGCATCTTCTCTTTTATTCTGTCAGACAAAAATAAAAGCGAAAAATAACTATCTTTTAGCTTATTTGAATTTTCCCAGAGTTCTCTGTCAGGAACGCTGGCATACATTGTAGGTCTATTTTTATCTACTTCCATTTTTATCTACTCCTACTAATAATGCTGATGATAAAATTCTACGCTGCAAAGGATCATTGACTTTATCTATACGAACTAAATTTTCAGCCAATATTTGATTTTTAACCTGTTTACTAACAGAACTACTAAAATCTTTGATATATTTATCTTTCTTAAGATAAACGCTGTATTCAGGATTTCTAACTTTCATTGTCCGATAACCTCTTAAAACTTTTTATTTTTATACCTGCCTCTTCTAACATTGTTTGAAACAAATAATCAAAAGGATATGTACAAACATAAAAACTTAATTTAATTAAAGGAACTTCATCGTTATTTTTAAGTTCTTTTATCTCAAAATTTTCGATGGTGTCACTTGTAAAGTCATACGTTTTAGTAAAAAGAAATAATCTTTCTTTATCTTTACTATCAATAACCTTGTATGTACACTTCATTCTTTCACCTCAAAACTTTTACTTCTTAATATTCTTTTTATTGCCTTAATAAACAACTTAAAATCATAGTCTTGATAAGTTGTTATCTTATCTTTAACTTTAGTAGAAATAACTTGTAGTTGATTACTTTCTGAATACCATGAAAACATCACATCAAAACAAGGGACAATTACAATAGTGTGCCATACTCCTGTATCTGATCCTGGTGCTTTGCTGTATGTGCTGTATGTATCCCATTGAACCAGATGTAAATGTTTCAGTTTACGATAAACTATTCTTGCTAATATTTCTTTCTTGCTCATTATTAGACAACCTCGCAAAACGTTCTACTTCTATCTCTTTGAATATTTTATCAATCGCATCTACTACTTTATGTTGAAAATCCCAAACGTCACTTAGTTGCTTTAAAACTAACTTTTCTAATTTCCAATGGCGGTAGCTCTGATAAACATATAAAATACATAAAAAGATAATACAAATGGACTCACTGCTCATCTTCTTCTACCTTAATGCCAAATGGTAACCATTCACCATTTTTTCTAATTTCAAAATTATTAAATAGATCTTGAACAGGTATATTATTTATTGAGCTCAAAACATCATTTTTATCACGGGAAACCGCAAAAAGAAGTTCAATATAAATTTCGCCTGTTACTTTACTTCTGTAAGTAATAAAGTTTTTTGCACTCATAACAGAACAATCAAACAAACAATCCATTTCATCAATGCTTTTTAAAGGTCGATACTTCTTTTCTTTTGGCTCGTCTGCCTTGACAGCATCTAACGGTAAAAAGAAACCGTAACTTCTAATAGTCCCAAACGCTTTACAACTAAAGCACTCAACATCATCATAACAGATGCGCGAAATTTCTCTAATTAGAGCAACGTTATTTTTTAAATCGTCTTGTAAAGAATAAAGATTGCTAGATACATAACCTTTATCCCCAACCTTTACTTCGTATCTGTTTACCCATGACTTAACGTCTTTTACATCAAAATTCATTTTAATTACCTCATAACAAACTCGATACTCTTAAAAAGAAACTTATTCCCATTACAGCTCCTATTGCAAAAACAAAACCTGTAAATAAAATAGCAACACCTAAATTAAACATGTGTCTTATCTGATTTGTCTTTTTACTCATTTCTTATCCTCTTTATCAGTAGTTGTGTTTGAACTAAAATAAAGCTCGTCCAGTAATAAAGCGTGTTTTACTAACAAAGATATTGTTTGAGCATGATTCAGCACAACCTTTGCCACAGCATAAGTAAACACAAAATTAGAAATTGAAACAATTATTACTACACTTATTGCTATAAGTTCATACATAATCAACCCCATTTAAAAAAGTTCTTACAGTCGTTTAAGTCTTCGCATTCAATATGTACAACGATTGCAATTCGATCTCCATAATTCATCGATCCAATACTGTGTACTTTACAATCTAAAAGTTTTGATAATTTATTTACTCTGCATTTTCTAAATGGATAAGCACTCGCAAAATATTCACAAAGCTTTAAATAAATAAGTTCATCATCTGTAATATCATCTATAAAATCTCTTAATGTCATTTTCTAACTCCTCTTATTCTGTTTAAATCATCACATTCGATTAGTACGCAAATAGTCCAGACATCTTTTGCAGCTGAAAAGAAACGTATAACTTCGCAATCTAACAGCCCTTTAAAATCTTCTTTTAAACCTTGCGGCTGGCGAACAAAACTTTCAAATTGAGTATGTGCAATAAGAATACAAACATTTTCATTTCTGCTACATTTATCTAAAAATTCTTTTAATATCATTTGTTACTTTCCTTACTCATCTTCCTTGTCTAAATTTAAGTTCTTATATGCAATTACAAGATCAACTTTCTTTGAACACTTGTAGTTGTAAATGTCATTGACTAAGTACAATGCATGTTCAACAGTTCTTAATCCTGGTAGTTCCTTGTCTTTGCGTTGATCAAACTTGTTTATCAGTTTGTTTGGTTCGACCAAGAAATTTTTTAATAATTTATATAAAACAGAAACAAGAGCTCTTCTTGCATCAGCTGTAACTTTGAATTGTTTTAAGCAAACGTTAATAATAGATAGTCTCTGAGATATATCAGCAATTCTTTCAGGAAGATCCAAATTACCTGCTTTTATCATTTCAGTTGAAAAATACTTTTCATTTAGAACTGCTCTTTTTAAAACCTCAAAAGAATAAAAAATAGATTTTTTGTCAGATGAATACGGTCCCCAAAGTTCTAATAAGTTTTGATAAGACTTAGCGCCTTTAGAAGCATAAAATTTAACGTAGTCGATTACATTCCAGTTTTTAGCATTAGCATTTAGAGAAATACAATCATCATCAATAAAAGCACCTTTAATGTAATAAACAGGTAGATTTAATTGTTTTACAGCAGTAAAACGATGCTGACCATCTACAATGTTGTAATTGTCATCAACTAAAATAGGCACTGGGTAATAACCTTTTGCTTGAATTGACTTAACAATTTTTTTTACTTGATTCTGATTTACTGCTCTATTGCTTTCTAAGAAATTAAAAATAGAGTAATTCTCGGTAACATATACCTTGATGTCGCTTTCTTTATCAAACATTTTTATTCCTCGTTTTGTTCAAAATATTTTTGTAACTTATTATCTAAATCGCTATATTCTTTTTGATCATCTGATGTATCAACATCATAGTTAAGTTGATCGGATAGTAAGTCAAAAAAATATTCTTTGACTGCTTGATGAATTAAAAGCAACTCATCCTTTGTTAAATCTACTGTCATTTAAAGCACTCCAATGTTGTTTGTTCTTCCTTAAATGGGATATTCATATAAGACATTACATCTTTTAATCCTAATGTATTCATACAAAATTCATATTGTTTTGGATGTGTTCTTTGCATGATTTGAAAACGATTAGGAGTTTCATTTTGTACTCCGTACATACAAAACATACAACCTGTACGTTTTACCCCTGTTGTGTAATATTCGCCGTTTTCCTTTTGTTTAATTTCTCCATAAACTGATGCTATTTTTAAATTGTGTTCTACGATGTATTGCAATACATCTTGCTCTGTCCAAAAAGACATAGGTCGTGATAATGGTCTTTTAGCATTAAAAGCATTGCAACCAAAACGCAACCAAGTATTTAAACGCAAACTGCTTTCATCTGTCATTGTTGCGATAATTCCTTTAGATCCTGTTTCTCTTTCATATCTAATAAAAGGCTCTTTTTTCATAATCTTGCAACATTTATCAGAAATCTTAAAAGGTGCGTTTAGCATAAATTTCCATTTTTCTGACAACTTATATGATTTTGTTTTATTTCCGTTTAACCTTAAATTTCTTATATATTCGCTTTTTGTATTTCTAATATCTGCAATATATGAACTTTGTTCTTTGCTTATAACAGGATAGCCATACCTACTAATTACTTCTTTAAACATCATCTTAGGAGTAATTACTTTTACGTTATTTTGAGACATAGCAAATTTTTTAACTTCTGGATATTCAAGTCCTGTATTGCAAAATACAGCAGGTACATCAGGAAATATATCTTGCAAAATATCTTTTAAAACAGTGCTATCTTTTCCACCACTAAAAGCTAGATATACGTTACCGTTGTATTGAATATGCCATTGTTTTAATCTGCGTTTTGTCATTAAGATTTTTGCATCTAATGGTAATGATTTTTTTTGTTGCAATTCCCACAATGTATGAGCGCTCATAAATCTAAGCTCCTGTGCTGCCAAAACCGCCTGCACCACGATGGGTATCAACTCCAATAACCTTACCTTCAATCATCTTGATTTGAGGTAAAGGTAAAATCACTAACTGAGCAATGCGGTTGCCCTTGAAAATCTTTGTCAGGTTATATGGCTCTAATACAACTCTGATTGAACCTGTATAACCAGCATCAACAACGCCAATAGGTGTACCAATGCCTTTAACGTTAAATGATGAACGTGGACATACAAGCCCTACAAAGCCATCAGGTATTAAGACATGCACTCCCGTGTCAATGGTGTTAGGCTTGTTTGCTTCTAACATCTGATCTTCTCTGCATGACAAGTCAAAGCCTGCGTCTGTGTCATGTGCTCGCACTGGAGCATAAGCACCTTCATCTAATTCATATTTAATTTTCATATTTCTTGTTCCTTTAGTTCCTTAAAATTGAGTTCTACAAACTCTGTAAAAAAATATTTAAACTCTTGTATTGCTAAATGTAAGTCGTTGCTATCACTGGCAGATGTCTTAATCTTTTTTAAACAATACCTATCTTTTAAAACGTCAAATAAAAACTCGTGATTCGTTCTAAATGTTTTCATCATCTCCTCTAACAAATCAGCTTGTGCTTTTTTACAAAAACGTTTAACTAAAAATGTTTCCTGCTGATGTGCTGGAGATTCATATTTAAACTTTGTTAATTTTTGCCTTGCCAGTGCTCCCCATAAATCAAGTAAATTTCCGATCGTTAAATCTGCGTCTATCCACTGTTGCAAAATGTCAGCTTTCATCTGCACTGTCAGTTTCAGTTTTAGCTTCTTCTTCGTACAATGTTTCTGAGATGTCATGTAAATACTGATCTCCTAATTGAAAAGGTAACTTTCCTAGCTCCTCTAACTCGATAACGTGCATCACTACAAACTCTTTTTCAGGCACAACTCGTGTATCTACTGAAAAGAATTTAATTAAGCTGTCGTCTTTGTATAAACATTCGCTTTTAGTTCCAGCATCAAACAAAGCCTTTAATCGGTTATCACCATCGTGAATGCGATAGTCTTTGAACACGATAGTCACAAAGCAGCACACTGGCTTTTCAATTACAGGCAAATGACCTTTACGTAAAAGACAACGTGCTGCATTGATCCATCTGTTATATGCGGTTGTATTCTTGATACAGCCTTTCTTTGAGCGAAAACTAGAGTAATAACCGCCCGCAAACTGATTTTTAATAGCGCTCCAATTCACAGTAGTTTTCTGATTCACTGATGGAGGCAAAGGCAAAATAACCTCACGACCTGCGATCTCTTTGCCATTCAGTTTGATAGTTACTGTCTTTTGACCAAAAGCATAGGTGTTCATAATTACGCCTTAGTGTTTACTGGTGTAATACCAAATGAGCTGAGAACGGCATTTAAAGCATCTAAGCCATTTTTGAAACGTTGACCGTTTATCTCAACGTTAAATTCAGTCTCCTGATGAACAGGGTTCTTTAACTCAGGAATTACTAATTTGTTTTGCTCGAAGGTTACGACCTTAGCCTTCTGCTTTGAGAAGGAGTAAATATCTGTAAGAGCTTTCTTGCATTTATCAGTTCTACCAATAAAGCGAACTCTAACCACTGGTGAGAAATGATTACGACCTTGAATCAGGTTAGGACAAGTCATACCTCTTGCAAACTCGCCTCGTGCATTTACGTAGGCATCTACGAAGGCTTTACGGTCAAAAGGATCTTGTGCTGTTGAGTGCATACCAAATTCAGCAAGGGAACCAAAAGCACTTCTAAAAGCAAATACAGCTCGTGTGTCATCACAAATATAATCACAGCCTGTATCCAGGTGATCGTTAATCTGATTGTAGAAATTATTAGCTTTAGCTTTTAATGCCTCAGTATCAATACCCTTTAAACACTTAACCTGCTCGTAAATATCTGCAACTGTTGGCATGAACTTTGATTTCTGAAGGTGAAGAGATACAGCATTTCTTACATCTTCAAAGTCAAACTCTTTTAATGCGTTGAATACCAAGCCGTAAGCCTGTTCGTTAATCTCACGACCATACAGAACAGAGACTTGTTTCCACAGCTCAACAAAAGGTTTAATGTCTTTCTTTTCCATAGTTATTTCCTCATTAGTAAGTTTGAATCGTTACTTGATAAATCAACATCAATGATGTTTTCATCATCGCCAAATTGAGAATCCGCAATGTTTTGTGCTATGCGGTCAACGTCAGCAGGTGTAGCAACAGGTGTTGTTTTAGGTTGCTGATAACGACCAGCATATTCAATTTGACGCAAACACCATTGACGAACTCTTAACTTTAAATTTTTAACAGGAGCACCTTTTTTATCTTTCCATTTCATAGGTGCGTAGTGTGTGTAGAACTTTTCAGCCATTAGAGCGCAGTTCATTGTTTCGAGTTGAGGATATTTAGAGATGTTCTTATTTTTATAGTCTAAAAAGATATTCTCTATGTAAGCTGTAAAGTCTTCTTGTGAGAACTCTTTAGATACTATATAAATACTATCTAAAGATTTACTATTACTAATAATACTATTATGTATAAGGTAGAAAATGTCATTTTGACCATTTTGATATGGTCGATTTGACACTTTCGATATAGTCATTTTGACATTTTCGTTAGTCAAATTGACCATATCGGAACTTGTAAAATATTCACCTTTTACAGTAATACTTCTTACCTTTTTAAAATTGATTAGCTGGATATTGCTTTCAATCAGCTTGTTATCTTCCAACTCTGAAAATGATCTTTGTACTGAACTTAAAGACAAGTGCAGCTCTTCTACTGCCTGTTGATTTGAATAGAAAACAGCCTTATCAGCTCTAGTAGATACAGAAGATAAAAAAAGAACACGAGCAAATAAAAGCTTTGATGATAGCTTTAGCTTTGCATTGCTCAGTATATCTTCTGTTAAGAGTACGTTCACTGTTTTCACTTTAAATATTTCCTTTAGGTTTTTATATACCTTATGTTTAAGCATTTTATACCTTAGCTTTATTTTTGCAAGTAAATATTTAAAATTTTTTAAATCTTTAGTATATACCTATTTAACAAATTAAATTTTCTGTTGAATTTTTTATTGCTTTGCTTTATTATTTACAACTTTTTGTTTTTCAAAAACTAACAATAGCTTTATACAAAGTTAAAAGGAGAATATATGTATAACGCAAAAACTGTATGCGAAAGCTTAAGAAGGCTCACGACAGAAAGAAATATAAAGAAAACAGATTTAGCGAAAGCTTTAGGTGTAACTTATCCAACGATTGTGAAATGGCTTGATGGTAACTTACTTCGTCCTTTTAGTGATGAGGTTGTACATAACATGGCTAATTATTTCAATGTACCTATTGAAGAAATAGCAGGCGAGCAATCAATTTCTTTTGTTGTTAATACTTTGACTTATTTCGATAACAAGCTACAGCTCATAAGTATGCCTGAGCCTTGTTTGACTATCAATAAAGAGATATTCGACAGTTTTAAGTTGACAATAGATAAATGCTTTTGTGTTTTAGCAAATAGCAATTATAAGAATATATCAGCAGGTGACCGACTACTAGTAACTAAAATTGAGAATGAAAAAGTTGAAAATGACAGCGTTTATTTTTTAGTAATGGAAGACGCTTTAGTTCTCAGGAAGATTAAATACAATCCAATCATCGACCAGGTATCTATTATCAACGGTGATGATGCTGTTGAGATTGTAGTTCCAAAGATTGAATTTTTTAACATGATGAGAAAAGTATATAAGATCTTATTTATTGAAAGAATAATGTAGAAAAGCTTATTTTATCTCATAGTGTCAAATTGACTATTTCGATATATTCAAAATGACACTATCTGAAAGGAATGCTATTTTAGTTATTTATAATATATATTTGGCACCCGTAGCATGGCAGCAACATTTAGTGGTAAAAAATGCTTTTAAAGTAAAACCTCTTTCAATAGAAAGCTCCATTTTACTACCATCAGTAAAATGAATTCTGTGTCTTAAATATATAAACTCTGAATTTAATTCTCTAGTTTTTGTCAAATCAATCAAAGAATAAATCTTCCTGTTAGTTTTTAAAGTATCATTTGATAAATAGTTTTCACGTAATAATGTACAAACTGCTATAGCTATACATTCATTTTGCATCAAGTCATTAAGTTTATTAAAAGCAAGTTCATCTTTACTTTTTTGTTTATTTGAATTGTTCTCAGAATTAAGATCTGCTTTCTTAAAATGACCGTTAATCAGATAGTAAGCATAGTTATCAGCCTTTTCTAAATCTTCCTTGCCATTCTTTAGGTTGGCACGGTATCTGTACTTGATAACATTTCCTTTTAAAAAGCCTCTGAACTCATCAGGAGTGAGCATTGCTTTTATTTCGTCAATACATTCATGTGAGCCCTGCATATAATGCTTAGGCTGTAAAACATTATCAGTCATAAATAATTCCTATCTAAAAAGAGAAAGGCACATAATAATGTGCATAAATCAAAATACCGACCACTATCAGCAAAAAGAGAACATCAAGAGAAACTGAAATACATAGCTGTGTCTTAGTGTAGTTTTCTTTACCAATAGCAAAAACAAAACAAGAAAACCAAAAGAAGAGATTTAAAAGAAATAATGCTGGTAATGTCATTTATCGCTCCAGTCATCGTTGTAATGCTGATCTAAAAAATGCCAGTCTCGGCAGCATGAATCACAAAACTTTGCTAAATACTTTAGAACTAAAAAGATAACTCCTAGATACATCATCACCATCAGAGCTGACAGGATATATTCATAAACGTTCATTTAGACACCTTGTTGTATAAATCTATAAGATTGTTGTAGTAACTTGCGGTGATGTCACAATCACGAGCTATAGTTAATTGCTGTTCATAAAGATTGCGAAGTTTTGCTTTGTCTGTTGCATTGCATTGACATTTACTTTGTGAAATTGAGGTGGTAACTTCGGAATTTGAGGACACGTCTTTACTGCTACTGGTGTTGTCTGACTGCTGCAACCAACCGCTATCGCCAGGCAGAAAATCAGAAAAGTAATGATTATAAGTAGATGTAACGTTCTGTATATCTTTAGACAAACTGCTTTGTACATTTATCGCCTCTGTAAAAAATTCTTGTTCCTTTTGTGTCTTAGCCTTTTGAGCTTCATTAAGTATCTGTTCATATTGTTTCTCCATTGTTACAAGCTTTATCTGATAGTAAGAACTTGTAAGCTCATAGCCTATATAAGCACTGCCTAATACAGATACAGTCCATAAGTAAGGTGTTAAACTTTTTAAACTAAACATAAAAAAAATACCCCTTAACCCCTTATAAAAAAAGGAGTAAGGGGTCCAACGGTTCTTTATGAAAAAAAACTAAATGGTGCACCGTGATTGCAGGCTCACGGGCAAGCCTTATAAGTGCAGAGGTCACTTCACTTATAAATCAAACCTTGCCCATAGTCGTGATTTCGCTCACGACTTTTAAGCGGTACCCTGTCTGATACAAGACATTGCACTAGATGCTGGGCTACATTCTTATGTGCAATAGTAATGTTGTTTCTAAAGCGACACATTACCAGACCGCAAAAATGGCGGATAGGGTGAGATTCGAACTCACAAGCCATTCACATGACCGACAGTATTCAAAGCTGTTGCATTTACCAACTCTGCCACCTATCCATAAATTTGGCGGAGTGTAAAGGATTTGAACCTTTGAACCACTTACGTGATTGTCTGCTTAGTAGGCAGATGTATTCAGCCACTCTACCAACACTCCATTGTTTACACTCTTTTTACGTTAGAAGTGAGAGAAACGGCAAAGAGTAAGATATGACAACTAATACATATACACTTTGCAAATTTTAGTGTGAAGTGAAACTACGGTATGCCGTACATATCAAATCAACCAATCATTCACTTCACACTTAAGAGCCGTCTAAAAGAGAGTAAACGGAAGAAAACTTTTAAACAGCTCTTAAGTATGAAATGACACCTTTTATTAGACTAACGAAAAAGTTTTAGTTTACGCTAATCATTTCATACTTATGAGACATCTTAAGGTCACTACAGAACGCACCCGCAGCTTAGCTTCTTAAAATATCTCATAGCTATAAAATGGCAGAACAAAGTAGATTTGAACTACTACTGCAAGGATCAAAACCTTGTGTGCTACCCTTACACCATTGCTCTAAAAAAGCACTCACAGCAAACTCTACTTACTGAATCTATAGAGCCTAAATATCAAATTAACGGACAAAGTAAGCATTGCTCACTGTGAGCACACGTTCTTTCTTTCATCAACTAAAAGGAGATACAAAAACATAAAAACTTTATGTCTAAGTACATAAATAACTTTATACCTTTTATTTAACTTTGTAAAGTTCTTTTTTATATTTTTAAACTTTTATTTGCACTTTTATTAAACTTTGCATTGCTATATGGGGGAATGAATTTGAAAAATCAGAAAAAATTTGTGAAGGGTAATATGAAAAATCAAGTGGGCGTTTGGGGGTATCAGGGTTCAGCTCCAAAGCGGTCGAAGTCAAAAGGCTAATTAGTAATCGTTCCTACTTTTAAAGGCGGTCAAGGTCACGATAACAGGTTACTAACTCGTAGCATAATCAAGCAAACATCTTATATATCAAGTAGTTATATCGCTTGGTGTGAAGTTGACTATTGACACCGAACCGCACAGAATTACGCTAAGTGATTGATTTACCGTGATTTGATGCTGATTTACTAGAGTTTTGAAAAGATTTTAGAGAATTTGAATTTTTGTCTGCGTTATATTGCCTTTCGCATTTTTTTATCTTTTATCTTTTGCCTTTTCGTTTCTTTTTCTTTTTCGTTTCTTTGTTTCTGTCTTTTTTTTCTGAACAGCGTTAGCAATGCAAACCAAAGAGCAATGTAAACCGCCTGGCAAACCTGAGCACCTGAGATGATAGCAAATCAAAGTTGATTCACTGGAGCAAAGAGCAATAAAAAAAACTAGCAAACCAAACATCAATAAGTCAGCTCACTAGCTTTTTTACTTAACTATATATATTTCACGTGTGCTCACGTGCTTAACGCTTTATACTTCATTTCAATTCAGCACGTCAATAGACCATATTTATAATCTTACTACTTCATATTTAACTCTTTGAATTTACTTATCTTTTCTTGTAACTCTTCATAATTGATATTCTCAGCTCCTGCGACCGTCTTAATGATCGTGAGCTGCTGGAGCTCATCAAGCTGAGACCAAGCAGCAAAAAGACATTTATATATTGTCTTAAGTTCTTTTTTCTGCGCTTTTGTTCCTGCGGCTGCTGTAGTGTCTAGCAATGCTCTTAGTTTTTTAGACGCTTCTTTTTTGTCTTGTGTCTTTAGTCGTATGAGCGTCATTTGTTCGATGCTTCCATACTGTCGAATTATAAAAGCTTTTGACTGCTGAGACGCGTATCCTAGTGCTTTTTGTAATTGTGCAAGACTTTGAAATTCAACATTAAATACTTTAATTGTCATTTTCTACTCTTTTTTTCAGTGCTTATATAAATAAAAGTATAGATAAAGCACGTTATCAAGTCAAATTACAAACTTTAATTATCGATATTTCAATCACTTAATTATTTTTTTGTACTATTATTAAAATAGTACTAGATAATTATAAATTAGTGACCTATAATGTAATTATAAAGAGAACGAAAAAAGAACGTTCTTATTTACCAGGAGATAAAAAAATGTGCGATTCAGATAAATACAATTTCGAAGAACTAACAGGACGAGTTCAAAAGTGCCTTGAAGAAGATGGCATTAAGATGTCACTTTGTGAATGCAGCAAATTCACAAAAAGAGCCTTAAACGCCTGGGTGCGCTTGATGTTGATGAGATCTGCTATTACATCGTGGAGCATGAATAAATGACACATTCACAAGCAATAAAGCTAACTCTAATGATCGTTGCAACTAATGCGATCGTTACTTTCGTTTTACTTACATTCATTCACTAACTGGAGACAAAAAAATGGAACACAGAATTTTCTTAACTGACTTACACTCATATAACAATGGTGCTTTGATTGGCGACTGGGTTAATATTGAAGAGTTTGACCGCCAAAAACACAATTTTGGCGAAATTTGCCGCCGTTGTGGCATTAAAGACGGACACGAGTTCTTTATTTCAGATTGGGAAAGCCCATTCAACATTGGTGAATATTGTGACGCTGAAGATCTTTACAGAATAAGCGATCTTTTAAAAACCCCTCTCCTTGATGATGATGAGATTAACGCAGTCTGTGAATGTACAGACGATTTAAATGAGCAGATTCAGCACTTAGAAGATCGTGATTTTGTTTTTTATCAAGATGATCGTCCCTCACCTAAGAATTTAGGCATGATCTTTATGGAAGAACTGGGAGAGTTGCAGTCTAACGACTGGAAAGCAAATTACTTTGATTATGAACGTTTTGGCGAAGATCTTTTACACGAGGATTGGACACAACTAAAAAACGGTTATATTCGTTTTGACAATTAAGGAGGCTCAAAAATGGCTGTTTTAGTAAAAGACTTGATCAATCTCATTAATTGGTCGCAAAGAGTTCGCATTAAAGAAGGTTGTAAGATTGTTCTAAATGCTGAATCTGCTAGTTGGTTAAGAACTTGCAAACCTGAATTTCTTGATCGTGAAGTAATGAACTTAGATCGCTTTGCTGCTGATCGTAATGGCTGTTATGTTTTGACCTTCACAATTTATAAAAAAAGCGATCAAAGTTAAAAACTTCAATCGCTTTTCACAAACTTAACATTTTAAGTATATAGATACAGCCTTTTAAATCAAGGCTGTATCTATCAAAGTTGTAAAAAAAACGGCTTTGATAGATACATAAAAGTATCAAATCTCACAAACTTAACAACAAAAGGAAATACAATCATGTGCTATTTTAATTTTTTAACTGGAAAAGCTTATAAAGCTAATTCTAATATTGCGAACGTTCTAAGTGACTATTGTCAAAAGAATGCGATCGCATTCACAGGATTTGCAACAATTCAACAAGCTAAAAAGCTTTTCTACATCGTGAAAAAAGGCTCAAAAGGTGCTAGATGTCCGATTCAGATCGCAGGCGGTAAAGTTCATTACTTTACTTTGTTCCCTTTGAGCGCATTTATAAACGCTCACGATCGCAGAAGTCTAGCAGCACAAAAGCGTGACCCGAACGATGACCAGCACGATCAGATCATTAGATACCAGGTGCCAAAGAAGATCACAGCTGAAGAAAAAAGCGATCTAATTGCAGCTGCTTCTAGATATTCTAGCCCTGATTCAACTACTTACATTTTAGATAAAGACACCGCCGATCGTGACCTTTTCAAAGTTAGCTTTGATCATCGTTCCGAGGCTGAATATATCCACGATCAAAAACTCAAACAATGGATCGCAGAAGGCAACAAAGCCGAAGACTTTGATCAAGTCGTTCCATTCTGCGATCACGCTTATGGCACTTTGACACATGAGAAAGTCGAAGAACTGAGCGCAGATATTGATCAATTTTGCCCATTCTAAGCTGTCAAAAAATTGACTTTGTGGCGGTTGCTAGGTGCAGCCGTCACATAAAAGGGCTTAAATCAAGTCTTTTTATGTGACTTATCACAAATAATGCTATGCAGTAGCATAGGCACTTTTAACACTGGAGTTTTTTTATGCACAAGATTCAATTACAACTTGAAAAGAAAGTTAAAAAAGATGATCTTATCTATCAACTAAAAAACATACGTGATATGTGCGAGTATGCTATAGATACCTTTAGCAACTCAACAGATGAGCAAATGAAATTTAAAGTTGAGTGCTTAACAGCTCAAATTGCAACCTTAAATCACATTTTTGGACAATACAGGCTTTTATCTGACTATCTTGTAATGTATAAAGAATAGGCACTTTTTAGGAGATACAAAAATGAGCGGTTACTGCGGTTATTCAATGTCAAACAATGCGATTGACGCTTACTTATGCGGTGAAATGCCTTTGAGTAAATGGCTGAAAGCTGATTTAATTGATGCTATCGAAGATGTCTTAGAAGATAAAGCAAACATCGTGAAGTTTAAAAAGTTAACTGTTAAACAGTTAAAAAAGCACTTCTTAACTAGAACTAGCTGGCATCATACATCTAAAATGTATAATGAGACTGACTTCTACAGCATTGATGAATACAATGTAGAGCTATACCTAAAAGGTGAACTTGTAATTACTAATGAGAAGGTAGAAGCACCAACACAGAAAGAAATGATCGAGATTCAATATCAGTATGGGGAGGAACAAAAAAGCATCCTAAGATCGTTGATTATAAAACAATGATCGGCGAAGTTAAGGGCGATTGGTGCGTTTCTGATTCAGGCAAAAAGAAGTTAAGCGGTAACTGGATAAAAGTTATAAAGAAGTGGAGTGTTTAGAAGTGGCATAGGCAAAAAGTTAAATGTTAGAGCATTAGCACAAGGTTAGTGCTCTATGATTTAACTTTTCACAACTTAACAGGAGTTTTTAAAATGAATATTGAAGATCTTTACCAAATTTCAGGCGAAAACAGTTTAGTCACTAAACTTGAAAAAGTTAAATTTACACCTTACTTTTTACATTTAATACCAGACGGTTGCAACTCAGAACATGACAATTTTGTCAAAATTGAAAGCATACAAGATGTATTAGATGCGTCTAATTGTGATTGCTTTTTTGCTTTTGATCATTATGAAGACGATGATATTTATGATAAGCGTTATTTTTATTTTGAGATCATAAATAAAAATTCAGGTGACGTTATTCATACTCTTATATTAGATGCTGAGAGTGATATTAGTATGATCTCAAAAGAGCTTGAAAACGCAGTTCAAATTTTAGTTGGTCATTATAACTATAAAACAAGTGACTTTTTCTATTCTGAAGCTGTAAACAATATCGGCGATCAAATTTTAACGGCAGACGAAACAATAAAAGATGAAATAAAATTTTTAGAAGAGGTAGCATCAGGTTACACAACAAGAGAAAAAGAAGAGTGTAGAAATGCACTAACTGATTTTATCTTAATGAGAAAAAATCAAGGCTTAAGCCTTTTTGAAACAGAGGATCAAAAACAAGATTTTATAAATCTTTGTTTAAGTCAATTAGAAGAGTAAAAGATTATGTTAAACAATTTAATCAACAAATTCAGCGGTAATAATTTAACTTTAAATCAATTAGTCGAACATTTAGATTTAGCTAATCTCAAAGAGAATGGGGAGGGCAATATTCATTTTAAAGTGTACGATCGCCATAATTACGCAATTTATGGAGGTGCTTTGAATGATTGCGAACTTGATGGCTTATTAAAACAATATGGAAAAGCTAAAATTTATGATTTGTCTTTGATTTTTAGTAATTTATCTAAAGAGACATATATTTCTATTGAGCTAAGATAAAAAAAAGGCGGTCAAACGATCGCCTTTTGTCATGCAGAATAGGCACTATTTTAACGGTGCTAATCTGATGTTAGTTTTTAAAGCGTGACAAATCTCAATAGCTTGAAGAGCCTTTTTAACTTTGTGCATTTCGTCACAGGTTAAACAGTCCTCATCTTTAGTATTGTGATATGTACATTCGATAGTTGCCATCGCCATTTTTTGAGCGTGGTCAATAGCAGCATTCAAATCATTACCAGTGTACTCATCAACTGCCTTATTCATGTGCTTTACCTCTAGCTATCTGTAGAATTTCATTCAAATCTTGAGTATCAAAAACATAAGAAAGCATAGGCACTTTGTACTGATTGCCCATTTTTTCAAATGATTTTTTCAAGTTAGTTTCCAAATCAGCGTAGTTAAAATCACCGTTTTCATCTGCTAAAAATGACAAGGCGGACAAGTAACTTTTAAGCTTATCCTTGCCCTGAAAATAAATAAAAGATGCTATCCCCTGCTGAATCGGTGTACCTTTAGTTAAAAGTTTTTGTTCCACCCATTCATCGACTGATTCAATGAAGTTATCTACACTGATTTTCATACGTTACTCCTAAGCCTTAGTTCTTGATTGAACGGTTACAGGCTGTGTGTTTGGAGCCTCTGCTGTGTAACGTGGCATAGGCTCAGGGCAGATAGCACTGATAGGAATTACAGTATTAGTGATATGATTTACTGTATTTTGCAGAGCCTGAATAGCACTGTTAGTAGCAGTTGCCATAACACCTAACTGACAATCAAGGGAACCAAAACGCTTTTCAGTACCTAATGCCAGCTCATTTACTTTATCGCTTACCTTTCCCAGCTCTGAATGTAGTGCGATGTAAGTTTTTGCAACCTGATCGTTGGTGTACTTTTCAGCCTTTAATTGACCGATTTCAGCATCTTTTTCAGCCAAAACAGCAACTGCACCACTATTCATAGCACAAGCCATTGTAGATTGATTACCGCCGAAGATACCGCCTAAACCACCACTTTGTAAAAAGCCTAATGAGCCTAGAACAAGTGCAGGAATACCTACACCGTTTGCTAAGCCTTTACTTGCATAATCACCCATAATAAACTCCTTATGTTTGAATGTATGGATTAAAAACGTTGATTTATTCAACACGTAAAGAGTAGCTGTAAGGACGGTATAAGTAAGCAATAAGAACGATATAAATTAGATAAAAGATCTCATCTTTTCTAAAATATCGAAGAGTTTAAGCATTGTTTCACGTGGAATTAAAACATAATCAGCTTGAATTGATGCGTACCACTTAAGAAAATCTAAACCACGTGTAGATTTAGATTGTTGACAGAGTTTATAAATAGCTCTTGGTGAATACCACGTAACCAACTGTTTTCCCTGTGAGTTGATAAGGTAATGATGTTTAACATTAGATTTATCAAGTTTACTCGCAACATAACTAGGATTAGTTATCTGTAAAGCCTTGCATACATCAGCACCGACTAGCCATACAGTACCATTTTCAGAATGAACATGTGCACGAATCACAATGCCATTATAAAAATGTTGGGATATGCTAGCGGGCGTGTCATAATCAAGCATGATGGTATTCTCCTATTTTTGTTTTCTTTATTAAACAAAATAGCAGATTTTGTACGTTTGATTACGATGTAAATTTAAGAAAAACTATCAAAAGTTAAGTAGAGTGAATTTATGAGAAAACTATTAGCTATTGCAAGCATTGCTTTATTAGCTGTTACAGCCTGTACACCAAAGCCTAGAGATATTACACCAAAAGTATTATGGGCAAGCCAAAGTGACGGTGTGGTATTTTTAGGATATAAACAAACAAAATTCGAAATAGATTTTGATCCTGTTTCTCCTGATTGGATTTCAGCTTTAAATGGTAGTGATGAGGTATGTAAACGTTGGGGATATTCAGAATCTTTCTATCTAAATGACGATGAAGTTAAGCAGGGATTTGAGCGAGATTTTAGCGGCATAGGATACGTAGTTTTTTATAAAATTGCGCAATGCTCTAAATAAAAGATAAGGCACTATTGCTAGTGCCTATACCTATGAAACATCGTGCGCATTATACACTAATTTTCTGTATCAGGTAAACCTGTTTTTAAAACAGTGCCGTCATCATTGATTGTATAGCCATTTTCAATAAGCATTTTTTTTACAGCATCACGTCTTGATGCAGGAATGCTATCAACAGTGCGTTTGCCCATAATTACATAACGATAATATAAAGTATTCATTTTAAGCTCCTTGTTTTGCCTTTAATTTTTTAACTTCTTCTTGTAACTCACAAACCAAATCTGATAGTTCAATAATCGCATCTTGATTTTCTGTGTTTGTTGTTTCATATTGATCGGACAATTCAAGTAAACCGTCTGATAATTTTTGTGGGTACATCAATTCGTTTTTAACTTTAATTCTAATATCTTCAATATCAGGTTGATTGTCATTAGTGCTAAAGAAATTATAAGGTGTAATAATCGCCTTGTACTCTTCTATTGACTGCTCATCAGCTAAAGAGCTTAGATCAGCGATAGCTTGTTGTTGCTGTTTTAGCTGATACTCTAAGTTAATTGTAGCCTCTTCAATAATTGTGTTAAGTTGTTCTTTTGTGACCTCTTGTTGTTCGCCTGTCACATCAGTAATTACCATGTTATTTTCTGTGTAATTTAACAAGTTTTTGTAATAATCAATGTGCTGTCTATCGCCCTGTAAAAGCACGCCAAAGCTAGACATAAAGTTACAATTTACATCACAATAATTATTAAAAGTGCATTGTGTTTTTAAGTCATATATTTTTCTTTGTCTTAATCGCAATAAAACGTCAGCATCAAAAAGAGAATGGAATGTAGTTAAGATTGTATCTCTAACACTTTCCTGATAAGCGTTAAGCTCTATATCAAGCTCTTTGTTTGTGTTATCAAAATACTTATATTCATTTGTATCATCGTTATAGATGATCTTGTTTATGCCTAAATCAGTAAGTTCATAAGATTGTGCCATTTCAAAGTAAAAAATTTCATCTTTCTTTTCAATCTTATTTTCTTTTAAACTTATTGTATAAATCATTACAAACTCCTAAATGCTTGATGTTGTTTTTTCATCTTTTCTTTCCAACGCTCAATATTTTTTTTGTCGTTAGAATGATTGATTGTATCTTCCATTGTTCTAACAAATTCTAAGTTAGAAACACAGTTATTCAGATTGTTTCCGTCTTTATGCTTGATAAGATGATAATTGTTAGGGTTATCAAGCCAAGTGTCTGCTACAACCTGTGCTAGCAAATATCTTTTGACGCCTAACACATCAATCCAAACGTAAACATGACCGCTAATCGTTTCTGTTTCACAAAGAACATTTCTTTTACAATCATAAACTTTTCCTTTGTCAGAAACTTTTACAATAGGGAGACACTTCCAAAATTTCCACTGTTCCATTAGCCTAATCCAAAATCACCATTAAAAGTAACCTTAAAAGCCTGTGATAAAGTTGCTGATTTGTTATAAGCAACAGTTCCAGTCAGTGTTTTTTTAGCCAAAAATGACTTGTTACCTGTATTGTTTGTTGCAGAAATACCGCCACTGTTTACTGTTAATGACGGTGCGCTAGGATAAGTCACACCATAATTAAAATTACCTTGTGCAACAGCTGATTTTGTTTCATCTGGATAGGTTGTCGTTGTTGTTGCAACATTACCTGTAACGGTTAGCAAGTAGTTCACAGAGCCAGCATTCATGTATGCTGGGCTTGTTCCCGAATTGACAACTGTGCTGGTCATTCTGATTACACATGAGCTTGTGCCTGCGCTTACAAGTGTTCCGCCATAGTGGATATAAATAGCTGGTGTTTGTAAAAAAGTTACACCATAATTAACGGTAACATCAGATTGAACGCCGTGATTGCCAGGGGGGACAGTTTGAAAGCCAAATTCATGAGTGCCTGCTGGTGTAACGGTCTTACTTGTAGTTGTTGTAGTTGTACCTGTTTTACCACTATGTGTGATAGTTGTGCTGATAGTGCCTGATAAAACATTCGTGTATCTTCGACTTATAGCAACATGGTACTTAGTATTGTTATGCATAACAGCCAAAGCACCGCATCTGTAATACCAATGATTATCTAATGTAGCCTCTGCACCATTATTTACAGCAAATAAAGGTGTATATCTTACTGTGCCATGGTCATTTAAGATTAAACTAGGAGTAGTTAGTTTTGTTGTATGGTTCCAAGTTGAATATGTTGTTCCATTTACATTAAATTTTATGCGTGCCATATTAACCTACTGTTATGTCGGTACCGTTTAAATGAATAACATCTGCATACACAACAACACGCCCTGAGTTGTTAATCTCTAAAACTCCTGAACCTGAATTGTCAGGATTTACTGCATATATACCTCTATTTTTAGAATTTGAAAACATATATATTTTTCCTGATACTGGATCATTCAGTCCTATAACTTGTTTGCTCAGTGTAGAACGGGCACCCCATAAATCACCTGATAAATTACCGCCTGTTAATGGTAAGTATTTTTGAGATGCATCTGTTTGAGCCTGACTTAAAGCATCATCTGCCTTACTATTAGCATATTGTTTAGCCTGTTCTAAGGTGTTACTGTTTTCAGTTTTAGTGGCATAATCGGCTAATTTTGTGTCTGTATATTGCTTTGCATTTTCTAAAGCATCATCTGCCTTACTATTAGCATATTGTTTAGCCTGTTCTAAGGTGTTACTGTTTTCAGTTTTAGTAGCGTAATCGGCTAACTTTGTGTCTGTATATTGTTTAGCTGTTTGTAAATTATCTGATACAGTTTTCTTTAAAGTATCAATAGCACTGTCTTGTTCTGTATTCTTTTCTTCAATAGCCTGAATACGTGTAGCAAATTGACCTACATCTGATGTAGTTTCGATATTATCAATACGCTTTTCATGGTCGGCGATGTTTGTTTCAGCCTGATTAAGGCGATTTTCGTGATCAGATAATTTAGCAGTATGAGCATCAACAGTTGTGCTTATGTCTTGTTGCCATTCTTTCTCGTTAGCCATTTGATACCTCGTCAACTAGAGTGTTGCGCATTGAATAGTCTTTATTATTAAAGCGAATTGTGTACTTTGTAGGCTGTAAATCAGCAATATCTGCTGTGTTCTTGTCAATCTGTGCTTGTTGTTCTGTGTCTTTATTAGTTAATGTAACTAAGTAATCTGTAATGTACTGTAATAAATTTTTCCAAAGGCTTGATTGATTGTCATAGAACCATAAAGCAGAATTAGGAACATCAAAATACAACTTAGTTTTGTCAAACTTTTCTGTATCAGCTGATGTAATATTATCAACTAAAGTTACACCTGATTTTGCCAAATCAACTTTGTCAATTTTCATGGTGACGGTTGATGTGTCACTATCCCATGTCATCGAACCTTGAATAGCACTATCTTCTGTAAACTTAATAATGAGGTTTCTTAGACAACCAGTTTCAATAGCGAATGTTGCTAAGTTTGCAAGATCTGAATTAAAAGCTAAAGAGGCTACACCTGCTTTTGCTGTGTAGTCAGCTGAATCAGCTTTAGCTGCATGAGTTACGACCAAAGTTAAATTAGCTGGAGCATCTCCAGTAATATCTACATAACCACTGGCATCATCACCGATAATGCTGAATCTAAAAGCTTTAAGTAGAGCTTTAGCATAAGAAGCAATACCTGTTAAATCACCGATAAAGTTTCCTTTATAAGTAATCACATCATTACTTGAAACACTAGCACTCTGTGCTTTAGTGAGACTGTTTATCTCATCTTGACTTAATGAGGACATGATAGTTTTCCTGATAGTTTTAACTACCAAAAAAGCTATCATTTCCTAAATAATTTTTTATCTACCGTGAATAAATTTCCATGCTTCAATAAAGTAATTATCAGCAGGTTCAACTTCACGATTAGATAGCTCAACTGCGTGATGCACTGGACGTGAGGCTGTACCAATAAAAGGAACACCTAACAATGCGCTTGTTCCCATCATAATATTTCGGACATCTGATGATTTTAACTCACCGCCATTTACAGATGCGTTATAGACGTTTACACCTGAATGTAAAAAAGCTGTTCCTGTAGTTAGCAATGGTGAGTTCATATAAGCAGAACTAAAATATTGCTTGCCTACTGCCATGTCAACTAAAGGAGACACAACCATATTTGACATCAAAGGAGCTTTACCACTGGCAACAAATTTAGTTGGTGATAATGCAACATTCCATAAACCTGCTCTAAACTCATCGTCATCGTCAGAGGTTAAGCTGCCATTCACTGTTTGTGTTAGCACTTCTGATAGCATTGAAGGTAACAAAGTAAAGAATGAGATAGCGAAAACATCGTGACCGTACCTGTTCATATAATCAGAAAAACGCTTATTTGAGTTTTGAAATTCTCTTTTATTGTTTGCAAGCCTTGTTGATAACAAATTCATCTTATTTATAAAGTAAGATGTGAATGTTGTAAATAACTTATACCAAGCATTTGACTTTGCAATTAAAGCTGTGTCAGGGCGATCGTAAGATCCTAAAACAGTTCTAACTACACTGTCTGCATACTTAACTGAATCTGTTAAATTAGCTTGTTCAGGGTGATCGTGTAAATACTTCTGCTGTGCTCCATACCATGTGATCTCATCAATAAATCTTTGAGTGTAAACCTGTGCGAACATCGCATTTTCACGACTGAAATTTTGAATCCACTGAGCACCAGCTTTTAACTTTTGACCGTTACTTGTGTACTGAAAAGGGTTAAGCTGAATACGCTTAAATATCTCATTGATAGAGTTATTACTTTCATTCAATCGAGAGTTCATATATGCAGAGTTTTTGCAGATCTCAGCTTTTAATTTATTGTGATACATAGTAGCCATTACTATGCCTTTCATAGTATTAGTAAAACCTACTTCATACATCACAGGAGCTAAATCAAAGAACTGCTCACCTGCGTTCTTAATGTAGCCTGCCATAATAGACAAGCCTGTATCCTGCATCTTTCTACTAATCCACTGAATGAATTTATTAGAAGACGCAGGAGTAATATCTTGACCTGTTGCAAGTGTTTTAATCCAAGGCTCAAATCTTTCTTTTAAGGCACCTGGATCAATACGTTCAATCTCATTTGCAACGGCTTTTGAATGTAACAATTTATTTACTTCATTCACTCTAGGTGTTAAGTAAATAAATTTAAGCTCCTGTTCAATTCCTGAGATGATATGTACAGGATCTAAATCTAAAGCATGGAACGCTTTTTGATTTCTTTCTTTAATAAAGGAAGGTGTTTTTAATCCCATCACTGACATTTGATTTTGCATTGCGCCTGTAGCCGTGATGTCAATTCCATTTTCACTGGCTTTAGTTACAGCTCTATCATTGTTTAGAATAGCTGGAACATATCCAGCATCTACACTAACTTCCGAACCATCAGCTAACTTGAATGATAAAGGCTGTCCGTCTAAACGCTTAAAACCGTATCCGTTCTGCTCACGTGTAGCCTGCATAACTTTAGGATCTAATTCTTTAAATGTTCCCCATATCTCTTTACAGCAATTTAAAAGTTCTTTAGTAATAAAACCTTGATCACACAATGACTGAATCATTGAGTTAAACTGTTCTTGCTTCCAAGCATAAACAGATTTGTCATTGTTTAAATTTACTTCTGTTCCGTCTTTAAACTTAGCTCCAATCTCAGGATCAGCAACATAACCTTTCACTAGCTTTTCGTAGTTGGTGCCGCAGTGTAAAAGTAAACCTAAAATTTCTAAAGTAGTACGACCGTTAAAATGACCAGAACGAGAACCTAAAACCAAACGTTCATTCTTGCCTGTAGTTTCATTCTTGATGATTAAATCTGTCTGTATCTCACGGCTTTCAATCTTAAGCTTAGATAAGCTATTTCCAAGTTTAGATGTAATATCTCTTAAAGCTAACTTCATCTGAGTATAGCCGCGCTCAATAGGAGCATAGATGAGTTCATGCCATGCACCAAGCTTTTTTCCATCGTAGCGTTCTAAGGTGTGTTCTGCCTGAAACGCATACTTCTTACGTAAAGCACCGAAGGCAGCAAACACGCCTTTAGATTTGCCTTGACTAGCACCATTTAAAGATGCTTTCTTTGTCTTTAAATCAGAAGTCGTCTTAACCAACTGTTCTTGTGCGTCTTTAAATTCAATAGTTTTTTCACCATCGCAGAATGTTTTTGTCTTACGTGCATAATCTTTTAATGCAGACATAAACTCAATCAAATCATAGAGCTTAGATACAGTACGATTAGCATAGTAATCATTAGCAACATCAGCAACTCTGTTGCAAAACGCCTCTATTTTTGCACGTTCGATTAAAGCCTGCTCTTCACCTAAAGAATCCAAGTAGTCGCTTTCATTTAAGATACGTTCTTTAATTTCAGCAATATCACCAACAGTAAAACCGTTAGCCTTACGTTCAGTTAATCCGATAGTATCAGTAACAATTCTTAATAAATCCATTAAGTTCGGATCGTAACTCTTACCTACTTTTTTTACATCACGACTAGCTAAAGCTTTAAAATCAGCCATTTTCTTTTCAACATAATGAATAGTATCTGCAATGTATTCTGCTTTCTCATTCTGATACAGTTCATTTCTTGTTTGCTTTTCAGCTTCTCTTAAATCACCACGAGCTAAAGCAATCTTCACTTTTTTATTTGCTCTAGCTGCTAGATGTCTAGCACTAGATACAGAGACAGCGCTAAAACTTAATTGATCAACATCGTTTTGTGCGATTTTTTTAATGTTAAATAAAATCTTTTTGGCATTCTCACCTGTCTTAGTTATAGCTTTTAAAGCCTTAAGAACCTGTGAGCCTAATTGACGATGTATCGTGCTAATCTTTTTACTGATTTTTAATTCACCTTCAAGCTGTGTCTTCTTTATAGCTTTATCTAACACAGTTTCATAGGCAATACGTTTAGCTTCTTTCTCAATAGAATAGTTAGCAATACATTCAAGTAATGCCTGCTCTTTATCCTTAGCTGAATCAATAGCATCTTTCCATTGCTGAGGTAAACGATCATAGTCATCTAAGATTTCTCTAACTTCGATGCCTGTATCATTATCAACAATCTTTTTAGCTTTGAGCTTGTCTTCAATGTATTTAGGAACGTTCTTGTCTTTTAAAGAGATAGGAAGTGTTTTTAAATCTTCAATGTAAAGAGTACGAGGATCATTTTTTAATAGCTGTTTCTGCTCTTCTTTTACCTTCTCATACTTCTTTGCTAAATTATCTAAAGCAACTAATTGTTTTTCTAACTCTTCACGTGGAAGTTTAGCCATGTTCTTTTTGATAATTTGTCTTTTTAGTTTGTCTAAAGAACGACCATTAACCAAGCCGATTAAAAACTTCTTAATTGCTAACTCATCAAACAAACCTTTTAAAGCCGCATGATGATTGATTAAGTCACTCTTTACTGTGTCTTTAAATAGCTGTTTAGCTTCATCAGGTAGAGGGGAATTATCAATATCACCTAACAAATCATCAATAGGATATTGCTCAATCTGTTCTTTGTAGAGCTGTTCTGATTCAAAAAGAGAATCAACAAAATCATTAAATTCTTTTGAACCCTGATTTAACTCTTCGCCGTAGTTCTGCTTAAATGCTTTTTCTGTGATTGTTTTTTTATCAAAGTTTTCTAAGTTTTCTTTATTAAACAATTCATTATTCTTGTTGCGTGACAACATCTTTTTAAAATTATTTAAAACACTGCTGTCTGATTTTTTATTGCCAATCGCATCAGCAATAAATCTAGCAACAAATTGCTCCTGCAATTTATCCCAATCTTCTTTTGACAAAGTATCTAATGACTTTGTGCTGTCCCACCATTTAACAAGTTTGTCTAAACGATCGTGAACTTCTTTGTTCTCCTTAGACAGCTCACGCATTGTGTGTAAGAACCAATGTGACTGCTCATGTAATACATCAGTAAATGTACTTTCACTGTTCAGCTTAATCACAGGAACATCATCAACAACAGAAAATGAACCGCGCTCATTTCTCTTATCTGCATTCTTAACTTTGCTAAAATCAACACCTTTCTCATGCTTAATTAAAGGCTTAAATTTGTTCCATAAAGTAGAAACATCAACGCCAGTAATATCAGACATTGATCTTAAGAAGGTAGTTACACCTTTAGATAAAGCATTGTTTTCTTCAACAGTTGTATTCTTAGAATTATCAGCTAGAACTCTGTTAAGTTCCTGTTGAATAGGTCGCATTTCTTCTTCACGTTTAATGCGTTGTTGAACCTTATCAGCAATATCATTTTTGATTTCTTCGATCTTTTTATCTGATAAAGTGGCTGACAGTTCACGAATTAAAGGTGCACCGTTTTCAGATGTTGTGTAGTCGATGAGTTCGTCTCGTACTTCCTGCGGTAGTTTTAACCATTGACCTCGTGTGATTTCAATCATGTTTCCATGTTGAGCACGGTCATACGCTTCGTTAAATTCATCACCTAAGACAGCTCTATTTACACCTACAGTATCACCGCTCTTTTCTACTTGATCTGCTCTGTTAATAACATCAGTAACAGCATCTTTATCAAGATAGATTTTGTCACTGCCTCTTGATTGAAGTTCATCGTAAATTTCAGCACTGGTAGCAGGATCATTCTTAGTTAATGGAGAATTAGAAACAACCTCATCAGCAACTCTAGCGTTAGCCTGTTTCTTTAAACTGAGAACCTTTGCTCGTGTTCTGTTGAGTAAAGGTAATGCTTCAAAGAATGCTGATACTAAAGCAGATTGAGTTACTGTTTCACCTAAATCAGATACTAAATCAGATGGAATTTGTGCCAAACTTTCTAGCTGTGATTGACCCACGTCAACACGTGCATTGTATTTAACGTTAGCATCATCAATCTTAGAAAAGGCTGTGTTCTGTGCTGTGTTAATAGCAATGTTAGAAGTATGACCTAACACCTGCTGTGCTACTTTTGGAACACGTGCCGATACATCTACACCTAACTTAGACAAAGTTTTAGCTGTAGCCTGTCCTAAAATCTTTGTGTACTCACCAGCACCTTTAAACAGCATGATACTTAGTGCATTAAGAATTACAGAGTTAGAACCTGAATTAGAATTGTGCAATGCTAAGGCTAGCTCTTTGTCCGTGATGTTGGGATTGTTCTTTATGATCTCTTCCATTTCACGACGTCGTGCCTGGCGATAATCATCAACCAGATTTAAACCGCCTAGAGAATATCTCATGTCAGAGAACAAGTCATATAAGCTCTGCTTAATACCGTCTGTATCTCGTGAGTATCTGTCTATGATTTGAGCTTTGCGTTCCTCATACTCTTCGTTACTCATGCCTTTGTTTGTTGAGTTAAGCTGAGTATTACGACCATGTAAAGTGTCACTTAGATAACCAATGTATTCAGAACTTGATAAACTATCTACAGCGTCATCAATCTTTTCATTATTAAGATTTCTAAGCTCTGTATTTAAAGCAAATGAACGTCTTAAATCAGAAAAGAGTTTAGAATCTTGCTGAACTTGTTGAGCTGTCTTAAAGTATTTATAAGTTTCAGGATCAAAGTTACTTCTGATCTTAGCGTTATTGATAATACTGCTGTCAGGTAAACCGTACTCGTCAAATGTTTTAACCCAGTCATTCATTAACTTCTGAGACATTAAACGCTGAACAATATCGGCATCGGTAGATGAGACATTAGCACCATAAAATCTTGACAACTCTTCAAACTGTTTCTGCTTAGATTTGTCTGTATTTACATTGTATTCAGCAAAAGTTAAAGCTCCTCTAGCATTAGCTTTGACTGAGCTTAACTCTTCATACTTTTTCTTTTCTTCGTCTGTAGAGTTTTCGTCTAAGACAGGAAGTGATATTGCAGCATCTTTCCATACATCACGTGTATTTCCTCTGATGTAATTCTTTGTTTGCTGTGAGATACCGTCAGATACAGTATCAGAATAAAAAATAGGAGTAGGTGATGCTGATAATTTCTTTTGTAGCTGACTGTCTATAGCCTCTGTTTGCTCTTTTGTAAACTCTACGTTTTGATTGCCTATAGGCTGTTGTAAATTATCAGACATCTTTTATCACCTTATGTGTACAGTGTGAACTTAAGTTCACATACTTTGATTTTTGTTTATTATACCTAGTTTATTAAGTTACTTTATCATTCTTTCTCTATCAGATAACTTTGATTTTTGCTTATTAACAAAATCTAAATAGAGCTGCCTTGATGTTGGATATGTGCCGTTGTCTCTGTAGTATTGTGACTGGTACTGCCAAAGCTGAGACTTAACCTCATCTTTAGAGAAGGTGTCATTCAGCAAGTCGTTATCATCTAGATCATCGTAGGTGTTATCAATCACATCTTTGCTGTTTTTATAGTCCTGTTTAGCCTGTTCAAATTCAGGACTTCTGATAACAAATTCAATAGCATTAGAAATTTCTTTTGGATTAAGTGATGATATGTCAGGAACTCCAGCTCCATTCTTATCTTTTTTAACAAGATTACTGTTTACATAAGTAGTAAAAAGATCTTGTGCTACTGGCATAATAAACATAAACTTTGATGAGTTATCACCTTTGAATAAGTCATTGCTTTTAATGTTTAACTCATCTAATACACGACTAGATAAAGCATCACCTTTCTTGATTGATGTTCCTTGATGTTGTTGCTGAATTTTAAGAATGCGGGCTTGTGCCTTTTGGTCATTCAAAGGAATTGTTCCATAAGTAAGTTCTGTTTCTTTCTGTCTTTCAGGTGTTCCATAAAACAAATCAAGTACATCATCACTGGCAGTAGAGATAAAACTACTTAATCTGTAGTTAGCTTTATTGTTCATATTGTCATAAAGCATTGCTAACTTAGTGTTAAGTTTTTCTTTGTCACCATATTGCACTATTAGTGAACTTCTTAAATTAAGATCGTCAATATTCAAATAGAGGTCGTCTCTATTTTTATATTTAAGTTCACCGTTAGTCTGTTTGGCATAAAGAATTGATGACAGGTTATTATCTAAAATAGAATCAGTATCAGATACTGCTTTACGTCTAGCGTTTTCTTCAATGACCTGTCTTGATAAATCACCATCAACCATAATCTGAATATCGTTATAATCAGTTGCAGATAAATCATCTTCTTTTTTGTTGTTCTTGATCATGAACAACTCTTTCATTTTGTTAAAAGTCGCATCTTTGTGAGCTTCTTTAAATCTTAACTGTTCTACAGCATTTAAAGGTTGAATAGCACGTAAAGCTTCTCGCTCACGTTTCAGTTCTAAATTAGTTTGTCTTTGCTCACGTAATAAAGCCTTGCGTTCCTGTCGTTCCTGTTCGTCCTCAGCTCCTTTAATAGCCTTAGCTAATAGATCATTGTAAGCATCAGCTGAAATTCTCGGTTGCCAACGTTTCAAAGAGGCAATGGCGCCGCCAAAATTCTTATTTAAAATCTGATTACCTACAGCAATTTTGGTGACCTCATCAGCCATTTTTCTTTGTTCTGCCTGCCACTCTTCACCACCTGGCACATAACCGTTTTTTTCTAAAACAGCATTAGTTGCAGAAACATATTCTTGATAATACTTATCTTCTAAAGGTGAGCCCCAATGCTCTGTTAAAGTGTTTGCTGAATTTGAAATTCTACCTTTCATTTCAGCAACATTCACAGCTTCAATCTGAGCATCATTATAGTTTTTTAACTCAATACCAAAGCTATTTGTTTTATCATCAAACCATTTGCCGAATGTGTGAGCAACATCACCATAACCCTTAAAAGCATCGCTGTAGTTCTTTTTTAAATTCTCTAATTTTTTCTGATATTCAGGTAAAGCATCAACAGCGTTTTGACCTTTTAAATTTTTGTAATCTCTTAAAAGATTGTTAAACTCAACGCTCGCATCATTTTGAGCTGACAACAAAGCGTTTTCTTTTGCCTTAGTTCTAATGTTTTCTTGATATTTTTCAATAACATCTAAAGCGCTTTTTGCAAACTTTAAATTTTGAGTTACATCAATCTTAAAAGGAACTGATGTGTCCGTTCTCTGTATTTGCAATTTAGGTGAGTTCTGAAAAGTTAATGAGCTTGCAGAATTTTTTATATTCAGATTTTGTGTTGGTAATAAAACAGCCATACTCCACCTTTACTTAAAAGAAAACATCTGTGACCAATTCATGCCACCTGCTGACGAACCACCACCCCAAGTGTTAAGCAAACTGTCGGTAGCACCCCAAAAGGCATTTTCCAAAGGCTTGATTGATTTAGCCATAGTGTTATAAGCAACGCCTTCACCTGTAGCAATTAGAGCTTGCGCTCGATAATTAGCCTCTTGCATTTGAGCATCACTAGCCTGACGCATCAAAGCATAGACTTGTTGCCTTGCTTGTGCTGCATTGCTGTTTGTGTTTTTTTGAATAATGTATTGATTGATTTTTGCACTTAATACGTTTGTTTGATCTAGTTCTGCTTTAGAACCACTATCCATTTGAACTCCACTTGATGCGGATTGAACTCGTTGAGATGCTATCTTCTGTGCATCTTCAACGCCTTGTTCCATAGCTTGAATTTCGCCCATGCGATATTGATTATAGACATCGTATTGAGCCACTACAGTCGCAACATCTAAGTTCTGCTTATCTAACTTTGCAAGCTCTGCATTAAGGTTAGCCTGTTGAGCCTGATAAAAAGCATTGCTTGAATTAGCCTCTAAAGAGCGTCTTTGTTGCATACTGGACATAAACTCAGCAGAAGCATAAATTGCTGCCTTTGCGATAGTTGTCCATGCGTTTTTATTTGGTATCTTATCAGCATAGTTTTTCATTCTTGTAGTGCCAGTATTCATTGCTTTCTGTGAATACTGATTGCTACTAATTGATGTATTTTGATTAAGAATAGATACTCTTGTGTTTTGCAAATAAGAGCCGTAATTAGCTTGTGTGTATTGTGGTATTGCCATCGTTATTTCCCGTCTTCATAAGATACTGCTAAGATCACGCTTTGAATTTCCACTGGCAAACAGTCTTTATGGCTGATTGCAAATTGTGATTGTTCCTCCCAAGCACCATCAATCACGACTTTAACTAAATAAGAATCATCATCTGTAGGTGTACTGTATTGATCTACTTTAGAACACATGTACTCTTTGCCGTGTGGATAATTACGTGAATACAAGTCACCTTCATAGCTAACTCTCAACTGAACTTGTGAAATGTTTTTTGTTCGTCCCTGTAATTCAGATTCAGTATTAGAAACAATCAAAGGAACTGAAACAAAGTTGTAGTCAATAGGTAAACCGACCGCAATATTCTTTCCTGCTGTATCTAAATTTATCATTCCCTGTACAACTTTTTTATTACTCTGTTGCTTGCCGTCAACAAATACAGAAACAGTTTTTCCTTCTAAATGAGATAAACCACTGATTTGTGATTTTGCTGTAGAGAATACACCATCAAGATAACAGTCAAGATAACGATAGGTTGCGGTTGCATTAGATACCTGAAAATTACTCATGCGTTCGATGTAACGTTTTTGATCTCGAATTACAACAGCGTATAAATGATCTTCTGTGCCTTCCGAAATACAACAAACCGATTCAAACTTACCGTTTAAAGTTGAATGTCTAGCCCATGCGATTTGTGATTGTTCAGGTGTGAATGTACATGACAGCAGCACACCGTCAGATGTTACAGCCCATAGCACTTGAATAGGTGATTTTTGTAGAGCTAAAGATACGATGTCCTTACCATCAAAAAGATGAGGTGCCCGCACACTAATATCACTAGATGTATAACCGCTTTGTTGATAATTGTACCCTAATGCTCGAACGTGACCGCCACGCTGTGAAGCGTAAATCACAGTGTTATTGCAGATTAAAGGCTGAACTTTGTTCGCTCCGATAAACGACTGAGCACGAACCGCAACAGAGCTAGGAGTTAGCGCATCAGAGTTTTGTGTAAAAACTCTTAGCTCACTTGAACCTGTCAATAACAATAAAGAATCTACTGCGACTAAATGCTTAATTCTATCAGCATCAGAAGTTACTGCTGTGATTTCAATTCTATCTGTATCAAGGCTAGGTAAGTGATACACCATCAAATCTTGATAACCAGCATTTGTAAACCAAACACGAAGAGGGTTATTATATGATCCTGCAAACACTCTGCGTTGATCGTATTGTGCAACGGCACCTGGATAATCTTTATCTGTAGAGTTCTGTAAATTAGGAGTTAATACAGCCCCCCAGCCTATTGAAGATAAGACAGTAACAGTTGGTCGTTGTGAATAATCAGAACCGCCATTAGAAACTTTAGCATTCACTAAAACGCCATTTCTAGCAATGACATAAGCTGTTGCGCCGTGACCTTCGTCATTAGATTTGATGTTCAAATCAAGCTGAACTGTTGTGTCTTCCTGAGCAAATAGAGAACGTAAATTATCAATCGTAATGCCGTTACTGTAGAACTGTTTAAACAGCTCATTGTCTTTATAAGAATTTGCTGTTGATAAAGCACTGTCAGAAATGGTGTAATCAATGCTTCCTGTACTCTTATCAACTTTTAATCTAAAGATAGCATGAGGAACTTTCAACACGTCCTGTGTTAATCTGATGTTTTTAATTTTATCAATGTAAGCAATCTTTCTAAATTCATAAAAAAGATAGCCTTCGTCTTCAACAGTAGAAGAGACTACTTTTGTTGTAAGTTCAATGTTAGAAGATAAATATACCTGACCGCTTGAACCGTCTAAAACTTCTAATGTCACACTAGGTGAAAACTTTGTAACCGCATCAGCATCTTTAGAGCTAGCTTTTGCTGACACTAAAGGAGGCACTGTACGAATTGTAATAACTCTAGGTAAGTAATAAGTATTACTGTTTAAGCCGTAGTAGTAACCACTACCGCCATTATTGATAGTGATTGTGCTTATTTGTCCTTTTACAGATTGAGTAAACACACTCTTATATTTAGGTGGTGTAGTAGTAGTATCAGGATTGTTTCCTTCATCGTCAATATATAATTCTTCTGTTTCTCCAATAAAGCCATAAATGCCAGCTACCATTCTATAAACTTTGTAATAACTGGCACCTGCCACACCTTGCCATTGAACGCGGATCTTTGCACCACTTATATAATAATTTCCACGAGCAACAAGGTTAGAACTTGCAAGCGATTCTTTTTCGTTAGCATCTACAGCTGTTACAACATAATTACATTCAATTTTATCCTTAGTTTTTTCTTCACTATCTGTCATTGAACTAGGATAAATAGCAGTGTAAGATAAGCCTTTTGGTGGTGTTACGTTAGGAGTAACAGACACAGCCACAAAACGCCAGTCATTATAGCCGTATCTTCTAAGCTCATAAGGCATATATTCAGGTGAGGTTAAAGTGAGCACATCTGCATTTTGAGCATAGTCAATGTCTGCTAGATCAACAGCTGCATAAGGTGTTGAGATTTGATAAACATCGCCATTGTTATTTGCTATATATTGTCCATGATCAATAATGCGTAATGTCTTATCGCCAAACTCCAAAGCATAGGTTTGTTCTGAGCTGTATCTAAAAGGAATTAAACGTACTGGCAAATTACTATTTATTGCCTGTCCTACAAAACGAAAACCTGCTCTAGTTCTAACAGCACCTTGAGGAAGTACAATAAAATTTTCTAACTTTCGACTTCCCATTGCATATTGATTTAAGTCAGTTCTTGCAAAAAGGCTAGGTGTGATCTCACCTGCTCCAAAACCTCTTTGTATAACTTTAGTAACCATAGCGAGCCTCTATGAATGAACATTGATTATCTTTGATACTGTCTGCGCCCTGTTGATTATCCTGACTGCTTGCAAGCTGTAAAAACATAATGCCTTGTTGCATCAAAGTATTACTGATGCTAATACCAGTGTTTCCATGAATTAGTGCACTTGCTAATCGTGCACCTAAAAGATATTCAACAGCTTCTGTAAATTGAACTGAAAATAAATTAGGATCATCAATAAAGGCTTGATATTGAATAACAAAAGGCGCTTTTTTGTTAGTTACAATACAACGTTGTTTCTTTTTGTTTACGTCAATAACTCTGAAATTAAACTTCAATGTCTTAATATTAATTGTCTCTTCTCCTTCTTTACGATAAGGTTCAAGATACAAGATATTCATCACATCACTTGGAATTGAATATGTGTATTTATACGGAATAGATACAACGTTTTGAATCAGATTTTTTTCAGAAATGAGTTCATCTTTTCTAGCAAACGAAAAATTAAACTTAGTTAATGCACGATCAACTACCTGTTGATAATTTCTTTTACATAAATCAGCTTCTTTTGATTGATCGTCAAAGCTTTCTATATGCAAGCCTTGACCTACTAAATCTAAAGCATTATTGCAAATATCAATAGCAGCAGTCATTCTCTACTCCATATAAACAAAAAGGGCACATAACTTAATATGTACCCTTTCCTACTTCAGTTTTTTACAAACTAACCTGTAAACTTATCAGAGTTAGCATAACGAACAACTGGTGAGATAGCAGCGATAGTTCCAAAGAATGCAGTAATTGCATTAGCTTTAGGCTCACGCTTTTCACCGATTTTGTGAGCTACAGCAAAGTTAGTTAAATCAGGTTCAGTAGGTGATGATACGTTTGTATCTTCCACTCCACCTGTTGATGGAATGTATAATAAAGTTACGTATCTATACTTCTGACCAGTCTCAACAACATGGATCGGGAATGTCTTATTAGTTTTAAGATCTTCCTTAGCATAAACACCACTGTCACCTAGTGGATGCTTTACATCCCATGTCTTACCGTCAGTTGAGCCTATGACTTGTACACGTAGATCTTTTGCAAAATCGCCGTTACAAATACAAGTTACATATAACTGACTTCCGATCGCATGGTCCCATGCTGCCATAAAGTCATAAGCCTTTTGAGAATAGGTTGTTTCGGTGACTACCTGCTCATCAGAGAAAAACGCTCTTGCATCTTTAATCATTTTATTTACTCCTAACTTACGATAGCTTCATCGTTAGTTAATTGATCTACACGGCGCATAGGAATACCTTGGAAATTAGCCCATGAGCCATTCTTGCCAAAAGCGTCTGTTGCTTTCTTCCATTCGATAACATTAGTATCAGAACGTAATGACAATGAGTTTAAGCTTGCAAAAACATCACGATTCATATAGAACTTGAAATTGCCTTTTGCATCTGCTGGTAACTTGGTAATAGCATCAAGCATTAAAGTAATTAAGTTCCAACCTTGCTTTTGTAAATCAGGATTACCTACACCTTGATTAGTACGTAACATATCTACGTCAATGTTACAAATTCTAACAACCTTGCGCCAGTCCTTCACCATTAAGCCAACTGACTTCTTGTACATTGTAGTGTACACTTCGTTCACGTTGCCTTCCTCGTCAGGTAAGAAGATTGCGCCTTTATCTTCTACTCTTAAGCCCATTTTTGAACCCTTAGGATAAGGGCTGTAAACGTCATCGCCCCAGCCTACAAGCCAGATTGAGCTTAAATTTTTGCCTTTTAAGGCTGATGCTCCTGCTTTGTTTGACGCATCAATAACATTAGTAGCACGTAAATCTTTGTTCTGATTTAAAGTGTTGTATCTTCGTTCAAAGCCATCAAACATATTGCCGTTATCAGTATTTCCTTTGAAATACAAATAAGTTTCTTTCTGTGCGATAGCTTCAATAAAGGCTTTATCTTCCTGTGCTCTTAGCTGTGGTGCCTGACCGTTCAATTCGGCTAAGTCAACGTCAACCTCTGCTCTAGCTTCAATTAAAGCGCAGGTTTCCTCTACGGTTCCCACGCTTGACTTTGACGCTTTTGTACCTTTATTAAATACCTTCTCGTAAACATCAGGTAATGATAAACGATAGGTTTGGCGATCGCCGTTATCCATATTGCCTTCTTTATAGACAATATCTTGCATAACTTCATTACTTTCGTTCAAAGTTTCGGCAACCTCTGCGATACCATCTTCACCACCAAAACGCTTACGGTAGTCAGCAAGAGTTATTCTGTCATTCTCTTGCAATACTGGATTTACAGCAGTCATTTAGATTTCTCCTAGGTTTTGTTTGTTTGATTGTTTTATCTTTGTTTTTTTTAATTATTTAAAAAGCTCAGGTGAGTTTTTATATCTAGCCTTCAAAGGGTTAATAACCACTGGTGCTTGACCTTGCACGAAATGATTATCATTGCCTAACAGTTCACCGACTTTAGTCATAAAGCGAACCATTGCAGGATTAAAGCCTAAGCCTGTTTTATTTAAAAATTCTGATAACTCTTTATTTCCGCACTGTTGCATTACACGCTTAATGCACAGCTTTGTTTGTCCAATATTCTGACCACCAAGCTGAGGATCAGAAATTGTTTGATTGAACCAATCATCACGCATCTGATTAAATGCTTTCTGTGACTGTTCAATAAAAGAACCTTGTTCCTTTTCGTATGCTGAATAAAGCTTTTGTGCCTGTTCCTGAGATAAGTTCACATCTTTAAACATACGTGACATCATCTCTAATTCCTGAGGCTCCACATCTTCACCATTTGCATTTTTTAAAACGTAATGCTCAGGTGCTGTTTCTTGCTGTTGTTCAGGCTCTTTTGCCTGTTCCTGTTCATCAACATTTAAACTGTCAGCAAAATCTTTTAATGCAGAGTTTTCTTGTTCAGCTTCCTGATTTGATTGCTGATTAGATTGTTCAGTTGACACTACCTGTTGCTCTGTCTCAGTATTCTGATTTTGAGCGTTATCTACTGCTGGAGCTTGTGTTTGTCCTTGTGTATTCGCTGTAGTTTGAGTAGTTGTCTGTTCTGAATTTTCCATAAATTAAATCTCCGTATTTTCGATACTGCTTAATAAATCATTTCCACAATGTATTTTTATAAAATTTCTTAATTCAAGCCCAATCGCCATTCTTCCGCACTGATAAGCCATTGTGTTTGAATCAGTAGAAAAACAATCTTGTGAAGGGCACATATCTAAAATGCCCTTTAATACTCTTTTTCCATCAACTGTTTTTGTTAATGCTTTTAAAGAAACAACTAAACGTTTTGTTTGCTCAACTAGCTTTGCATTGTTTTCTATATCACTTTCATAATCTAAACTCATAGAAGTGAACCTCCTCCCACATCATCAAGCTGTTGCATAGCAAGGCTGGCATCTGCGCCATTCTTTTGAGCCTGTGCCATAGTTGATTGAGTTTGAGCTTGAATGTTCTGCTCTTGTAATTGCTGTTGTTGCTGTTGAGCCTGTGCTCTTTGCTCTCTAATCTTCTGTGCATCTTCACGACTGCGTAAAATCTTAGGCGCAACTCCCAAACGGTCACGATATTCGTCAACGTACCCGTCAGGATCAATACGATCTAAAACCTCAGGAGCGATTTGTGCAGCAGCTGAAATAGCGCTCACTAATCTATCAACTGAGTTAATATCCACTGATTTTTGTGATTGAGCTAACACAGAAGTAAACTCAACTGTCAAAGGCTTATTCTCTAGCGCAGGTGGCAACTCAGGTAATAAACCACGTTCACCTAGTTTTCTAAAAGTAAGATTTACCAATCTACCTAATAGCTCATTCTGTGAACGCTCTACTACTGGTCCCAGTGATAACATCTGCTCTTGTTGTAATGCGTAAATCTCTACGGTAGTTCTGCGATCACCTGCGGTGCTTCCTACCATTTGAAACAAGTCAACAAAATAGGAGCGTCTGATACTGTCTTTAATAGATGCAATATCAGCTGTAAGGCTGTTTACGTCTCCGATACCTTGTGTAATGGGTCGTATCATCTGCTCAGGAGATGTTGACTGAGTATAGTTAATCGCACCTGTTGCAAGTGATATAGGCGATTGTCTAGCTGAATTAGGAACTTGAAGAGGAGGCTTTGATAAATGATCGATAATTTCAGCCTTTCTCAATGTTTCCTGTTGAAGCTGTTTAATATCAGGTAAGCAATTTATAGATGGTGATGTTCCGTAAGCATCTGTACCCAACACGTCCCATCGAGGAACTAATGCAGGGAAGTAGTCATAACCACTTTCTCTAATAATTGCAGGTCGTGTAGAGAGTGAACAATAGTAACTAGCCCAAGCTTTGTTGCTATTAGATTTACTTTTAGGATCACGATCAATGCGAGGTTCAATAGCGTGTAAAAACTCCCAATAACTGCCTAAATCACCACGATTGTACGTATCTTGAATTTCTTTAGGTGTATTGTCATAGCCGAACTCTTTTACAACCTGTGCAGTTGTTAAAGTGAAATTTCGATATAAGGTGTCAATCTCACCATTATTATCAACATCAACACAGTATTCACCTGCTGATAAAAGATGATGCTGAATGCCGTGTTCGTCACTGTCGTAAACTAAATCACAAGCAATTCCAAACAAAGCAAGCTCACGATACATTGAATGTAATGTGTTGTATGTGTTACTTGCACTGAATACTTTTAAAAGGATTTTATTAACAGCATCGCAAAATTCAATGACTGAATAATCATTATTCAAAGCTTGATCGTTAGGTTCAACTTTAAACCATGGACGAGCTGGTGAACTTGCACCGCTCATTAAACCGCTAGCCAAAATATTTAGATCGTGACTAGCCTCAGCATCTAAGATAAAGCGTGTGTCACGAACATTGTTTTTATCAGTAATATCGAAACGACCGCTGAACGGTGAAACATAACGTGATACTGATCGCCATTGATTTAAGTATGATGATCGCTTTGACTTTAAATCAAGCCAACGTGAGCATATTAAATCAATCTTCTTTTGCTCAGTTCCTGTTGAAAACTCACTCATTGCTAATACCACTCATCTGTTTCGTCATCATCGCCTGTTAAATTCAATGAGATTGTTTGACCGCTGTCAGCCTTACCTTTTGTAAGATCAGTAGCATTGATTGAATTAGGCTTTCTCTGATAATTAGATGTATCTTTGTTGTACTGATTAAAACGTTGATTAGACGCTTCTTGCTCACGTTCTTGCAAAGCTAACTGCTGCTGTTGGAGTTCCTGTTGCTGTTGAGCCTGTTGTCTCTGTAACTCCATAGCCTGTTGTTGCTGTTGTAAAGCTTGTCTTTGATATTGCTCCTGAGCTTGCATCGCTTTTTTTTGTGCGCTGTATTGTCTGTAAGCGCTTGCTGTACCTGCGATTAAAGCTGCTGCTGCAACTGCACTACCCATTTAATACCACTCCTCAATCTCATCATCATTGAAATAGCTATCTTTAGCTCCTAATGAGTTATTCACACTTGAACCACTTGAATTTTTGTTAGCTAAAATTGAAGAGTTCTTTGTATCTTGCTGATGATAGTATTTTGCTGTTTGCTGACTTTTAATTGTTTGCTGTTGCTGTTGATCACTCTTAGCAGCTAGTTCTTCCTTCTGTTGTGCCATTTGAGCTTCGTTGGCTTCTTTTTGTTTATCTAACATTAGCTGATTAGTTGCGGTTAAGGCATTAGAACGCCAATTCTGCCAAGCACCGCCAGCGTTATCAGCCTGTGACATAAACACGCCCATAGGACTGTTTATCAGCTCATTAGCTTTGTCAGCATCACCTGCGTTATATGCGGTGTGCCAGTTGTGCATGAACTTAGCTACGTTGTTGTATAAAGGATTGTTTTTTATTGCTATAGCGCTTGATTCTCCATGACGCTGTAAAGCGGCAACATCTTTCATATAAGCATTTAAAGCTACATACTTTGATGATCCTAAAAGTGACATTTTTAAACCCTCATATAACTGATTTGGAACACTGGCAAAAATCTTTTAGCTAAAGCCTTGCTAAGTTCTGTTCCGTATGGTGTGCATAAATAAATACCTCTACAGCCAACGTTGCGCGTCTCTTTTTTTAATGTTTGTAGAATGACTGCTCCACAACCTTTTTTTCTGCTTTTCTCAGTAGAGAAAATAGAATCAACCTCAGCAACTATGCCTCTGACGTGTTCATCGTAAATTGTCCAAAACACCAACAAACCACAAGGGGTATGATTTTCGTCAAAGAAAAGATATGAATGATAGTTATCTTCTTTGCCTCTATAAGCTTCTTTTATGCTTTCAAAAATTTCATCATCAGAGCTTTTTTTATCAGCAAAGGGATTAACTCCGTTGCGGGCATAATCAAGGATTAACTCCTTTGCTCCTTCTGTTTTAAATAAATGTGTTAAAGGTATTTTTTCTGCTACAAATTTCATTCTCGAACTCCTCAAAAGGATTGTTAGCTACTCGTTGTCTTTGAGCACTTCTGTAAAATAGCTTTTCCTTTTCATATTCTGTTAAATCGCACACTGGTATATCCTCAGCAAAAGTTAAAGCTAATGCGTCAGCCATATCAGGTGACTTTCCTAAACGGTCACGGATTTGCTTTTTTGTTTCTAAGATTTTTTGATTGTCATCTGTAACATCGAAGTATGGAGTTGCGATTTCAGTGATTAAATCTGTATTTTTTGGTATGCAACCGCCACGATTGATCCAATCTGCCAAACGACACCACATTTCAGTGCGTTTGTTCTTGTATTGATGATCTAAAGATTTTTTGCCAAAGTTGACGTCATTTACATAGATACCTTGTGAATTTAGAATATCTACTACACCGCCACCAACACCTGTGCCGTCAACATAAATTTCGTGACAATGTCTTGACACAGCTTGCTGTCTTACAACTCGTGCGAACTCTACTAATGACAAATCTTTATAAACTAAAGGCTCTTCAATTAAGAGACCTTGCCTAAAACAGATAACAGAGCGGTCATTACCAAATCTTGCAACGTCAACGCCCATGATGAGAGGATTGTGTTTTATAGAGTTGAAGTTAATTTCACGCTCACTGGCTAACTTAACAAGCTCATAACTAATCAGCTGATCAATAGCTGATGCGTTAAAATCACAAAGATACTCACGTTTAAATACTTCTTCAGGAAGTTCTTTTTTAAGTTCTTCCATTTCGTCAGGATCAATAGCGTTAGTCTCTTTATAGGTAAATCTTGAACTTGTCCAATTATTAGAAAATTCAGGATCTAAACCACGAAAAAATAATTCTGAAAAAAGATTGATGCCTTTCGGAGTTCCTATGAATAAGCCCCAACCTTTAGAATCTGACAGTGCAGGACGAACACCTTCGTTCCATAAGCCTTTTGGCATCTGTGCAACCTCATCAAGCACAACACCTGCCAGCTTTAAACCACGAACCGCATCGAAATTATCAGAGCCTAAAAGAAAAATTGTTGAACCATTCCAAAAGTTAATTTTTGTTTCTGATTCTCGAATTTCGACGATTTCAGCATTTTTACCGCTTTTATCAATAACATCTTTAAAAATAGCAACAGCTTCTTTTAAGGGTTGCCAAGCTACCATTTTTGCCTGCTTATATACGGGGCAAACATAAACATAGTTGCCTTTTTTACTAATAGCAGATAAAACAAGCTCATTGATAGCAAAGGTTGTTTTCCCCGCACGTCTGTGTACCGCTAACACAGTAAAACGTTTCTGTGTATCAATACATTTTTGTTGCCATTCACGGGGTTTCCAATCATAAGTAATGTTTTGAATTACGCTCATATCTTTAATGAAATTCCTGTATTAACAACAACAGAAACACCACCTTCGGAGGAGTTCTTTTTAGCACTAGCTTGTGATACAGCTAAACAGTAATTAGACAGCAACTTAGCAGCAGCGACTTCTACCATAGATACTTCCTCACCGTTTTGGATCTTCTTCCAGGGTGACTGTGCGACATGGTAACCTTCACGCTCATATACAGCACTACGGCGTTCTTTAGCTATTTCATAGGCTTCTTTGTATTTGTCCGAGGTGAGAACTTTATTTAAGGTTACAGGTGAGATATGGAAACTTTCAGCAATATGATACAAATCAAGTTCTAATGACTTTGAATAATCATCTAAAATCATTAAAACGTCTCTTTCTTCGATTTGATCAATTACAGATACAGCCTTGTTTATATCACTGTATTTTTCCTGTAGAGCTAATTTCTTTTCTTCAAGCTCTACTGGCAATTCCTGATGATACTTTTTACGCTGCACCGTATGCTTTTTAGTTTCTGCTTTAATAACTTCCATATCTTGCCTGAGTAAATAAAGCGACTTCTTTCTTTCTTCTGTTAACTACCCCCTGATTGTATTTACCGCCTGCTTTGTTATGAGCTAAAAAAGCTTTTTCGATTAAAGAGTTATCATGTGTCTTAACAGCTTTCCATACATCACAATCAGCATGATCGTTTCCGAGGTTGTAAACAAAATCTACAAGCGCATCAAATTCATTCTGAGTAAGTACGATTGAATCTCTAATCATCAAATCGTTAATTGCTTTTTCGTTTGAACTTAAGTGATGTCTAAATGCTGTGTTAGCTTCATTGATTGTTAGAACTGTATCTTTTGTCACAGGCTTACCGTTGATATAAGTTAGCCCCCAGGCAATAGTCCATTTATTGCCGATTTTGTCAAAATAACTTTTGAACTTCTGACCGTCAAAAGAGCCTTTTGCAATACCTTCGTTGTTTACCTGAATAAATTTCAAGCCTTTATCGCTGATTGTTTTCATTTGAACCTATCCATTTTTTAAGAGCTGTACTTGCTAAAGTGATGATTGTTGTTGAACCTAAAGAACCTACGAATGTTCCAATAAAGATCATTGAACTTGTTGAAATATCCCAATACTGGTGAAGTATTAAAAATATTCCATAAGACAATAAAGCGCAGGTTAAGGCATCAACAACGGAGCGTGTAATACAATAAAAAGATGTGAAGTTAGCTTTGTTTTTCATAAGTCTTACCAAACTAGATAAGACAGCAGATATAAAACCGCAAAATAAAAACAGTTGCTCAGATGTAAGATTTTTAGGAGGTTCGATCATATTTACACCCATAAAAAAAAGCCCTAGCTCTTTACAAGCTAAGGCTTTCGATTAAATACACTGGTAGCTTATAAAACTACTTTCAGTGTGTCATTTCCTATTTTTAATTTTGTAACAATGATTTATAGTCACCGCAACTCTCAATAAAATTTCCCCATTCCTGCATTAAAATTTTTCGCTCATCAAAATATGTACTGCGATTGTATGCTTGCTGAACTTTGTTGCCTACAACATGAGATAGGCACAGTTCAATAATACTTTCTTTAGAGTTAGGTAATGTCTGCATCCACTGACGACCGCAAGCTCTGATGCCATGAACTTGAAGTTTGTCTTTGTATCCGTTTGTTTTTAAAGCCTTACTTAAAGTATTTTCTGAAATCATGCCAGTTTTGCCTTGAAACAAATAATCGTTTATAGGCTTATGAACTGAAATCAGATACTTAACAATATCCATAGCTTGACTGCAAAGAGCAACTTTAAAAGCAGCCATTGTCTTTGTTTTTACAGTCATAGAGCAATCGTCTAAATTGATGTCACTTAGTTTGACACTTCTCAGCTCAACGGAACGAAGTAATGTAAAAAAGTACATATACAACAGCAACTGAATTGTTTTACTGCAATCTTGCATATCCACAAAAAGATGTGTCATATCCTGCTCTAATGTTTCTAGTTTAAAGCTGTCATAATGTACAACTTCTGCTTGCGGTAAATACTTCTCAATACCACGAATAGGATTAACTGGTATTTTCTTTTGAAAAACGGCAAAATCTAAAACATTACTAATTACATTAGCTAATCTGTTTGCTGTTCCAAGTTCACCTGAATGAATGTAGGCTTGCAAAAAATTCAGTATGTATTCAGCTGTCAGTTCTTTTAACTGCATTTTTGCAAGTTTAAATAAATGTGTTCTGTAATTACTTTCGTATTTTTCAACGGTGCTTGACTTAATTTTTTTATACTTTAGATCTATAAAACTTTCCCAAGCACTCTCAAAGGTATCTGATTTTTTTACAATTACCAGTGAATTTTCTTTAAACGATGTCAAAGCATCAAAGTATCGACTGCGAGCTTCATTTAAAGACATCTCAGGATAAGTGCCTAATGGCACATCAGTTCGCTTTCCATGCTTAACTTTTCTAAACTTAAAGTAGATCCTGTTACAGTTCGATGCTTTACGAATAATTACTGCTAAACCTGTTATATCAGTAATCATTCTATCCTTATCAATACTTGTATTTATCAGCTTTACAAGCATTTTATCGGTTACGTTTTCAGCCATGTTTTGTATCTCTTTTGTATAATAAATTATTCTAATTTTAGTTCGATGCTCTAACTATAAAAAATTATACACTTCGTGACTTATTTTTGTAACCACTTTTTTAAGTTTTTAATTAAAAATTTGATTTATTAAATTAAAGAAAAGGCTTATATATGCGAAATGATGATTTATAAAAGAGGCAATGGTGCTGCTTGCCA